TCCATCTTCATTTACCAACATCGCATCTATTAATTTATCACCTTCGTTAGCATAAGTTCCATCAAATAATTGCATTGATTCTGCGATTTCTGCTGTAATGCTTTTGTGATTTTCTATTTTGAATTCTGAAATAGTCATTTTTTGTTATTTTAGATTTATATATAAATATTAACTATTGTAAATAAAGTTATTTTCTTTGGTTAATACTCCTGTAAGCACTGCAAATCTGTTATTATTTTCCGATAAATAAGGTGTCACCGAATGAGAAGGATTATGTTTAACAAAATCTAAAACCGCAAAATTACCCCATTTAGGTTGTTGTTTGAATTTATTACCTATCACTAATTCACATCCATCTCCATCTACCCAATCTTTATTTAAATATATAAGAATATTACAAACCATATTAGGATTCCCACCATCTGCGTGATTATCTATGTAACAATCTTTGGTAAAATTTGTTACATTTATTAGATTTCTATTGATTTCCCAAATTCTATCCAAAGTTTCCTCACCATAACAATATGTTATAATTTCAGAAAATAATTCTCTTATATCAGGTATCAACTCGGATAAAATTTTTGAACCTTCATTATTCTCATTATTAAATGTATAGAATATTTGCCAAACTCTATCTTTGTATTTTCTTTTTAACCAATCGTTTTTAATTATTTCGGCCTCTTTGAATGTTGAGACGGTAGTACTTTCTATTTTATCGGAAGAGTTCCCAAAATAAGAATGAGTTACTCTTGTATAAAATTCTCTATTTAGGAGTGGGTTTAGTTTTTCCAACTTATTTAATAAAGATGGATTTATTTCAGATAAATGACCGAAATAACAGCCATTCTCTTCTATTTCTTTTATCATCCTTGAACCAATTGAATCTTTTTTCTAATATTGGGATACTTGTTTAATCTTCTTCTTACTGCATCAACATTTTTAGAAGAATCATCTACGAAATAAACATTATCATATCCGTGATTTTTTATTTCCCTTTCAATCCAATCCGCTTTTGTTTCAGGATTATTATCACCTAATGCTACTACAAACACATCCTTAATACCACTATCCTTAATAAAATCATATACGGGTTTATAGGCCGCACGAGCAGTAAGGATATAAACCGCTCTTGAAGAATCTCTTACCATTCTTCTTAATAATTCAAAATAGGCTTTAATTTTAATTGGATTTTTTACTTTTTCGAAATCTCTAAAATCAAACTCATCTCCCGGCTTTTCTTTATATACTGCGTATTGTCCAGGTGTTAATTTAGATTTCTTACCATCTTTATGTGTGATATAGATATAGGAAGATGTTTTGACGAGGGTATCATCAAAATCAAATACTCTTAACTTTTTGTCTTCTACAAATAAACTTCTTGCTATCATTAGCCATTAATCACTTTTTTGGTTCTAGCCTTTTTACTCAACTCCTCATTTTCAACTCTTAAAAAATCAACTGTCACTTTAAGCTCTGCAACTTTTGATGTTAAATCTAAAATCATTTGACGAAGTTGTTCTTTCTCCTTTGAAGATTCTGCTAAAAGTGCTTCTAATTTTGAAATTCTATCTCTGCAATCGTGCTTAATAAAATCTTCATCTTTATCTTTTTTTTCAGCTCTTTTTTCATAGTATCTCCAAGCAGATGTCCCCCCTAATACGGTAATTGCTGTGATTAATACTGAATATACGTTTTCCATAATCGATTAATATTTTGGGCCCATATTGCCCTTTTTCATTGAATCAGCCCAAATTTGAAACGTCTTCTTTAAATCGGAAGGTAATTCTTTATCTCTAATTGTTAATGAACCTTGTGGGGAAATATGTGCAATAATTTTGTAATCACCATGTTCTTCTTCCGCTCTATTCCATATTGTTAAACCGTTTCCCATATATCCAGAACCGATGTCATATTTTTTTGCTTCCTCTACTCTAGAATGAATTGGTTTACCTATTACGGGTGTTTCTACAATTGAATGAACTATATCAGTTAATCTTCGCCCTACTGATTCTTTAAATAGTTTATTGATTACACTACCTGGTACATAATCAGGTAACATCTTATCCAAATCTTGTGGAGAAACGGCTTTTAATTTTTCAACTTTATCCGCAAAACCTTTCGTTTCAGAATGTTTTCTCATTCTATCTGCAATAACTTTGCCATCAACTTTTTTATCAGAAAACCCGGTTTGAAATTCTTTTAGTGATTCTGATTTAAATGGGTTAAACAATCCTCTACTATTTACTTCTTTTTCAGTAGATGGTGCAACTTTTGCGTTTTGCTGATGTTTGTGTTTAATCGGATTGTATTTTTCCAATTCATCAACATTAACATTACCATCCGCATCAGTTTTTACCTCACCATACTTATCATCTCCCAATCTTACAATACCAACTGTTTTAGTTCTTTTATTGTAAACTAAATCATCTTTTTTAAATTTACCTTCTTTTAAAAATTCTTCTTTAGATAAAACTCTAATTTCATCAAACTTAATTTCGTTTGTTCCATATTCATGATAGTTTGATGATGCCTGTGAAATGAAGTTTTCTGCATTAGTAATATGGTCTTGAATCCAAGCAGGTATATCCTTTTCGTTTTCACCCATTTTGGCTTTTAATTCAGTTGCCATCTTAATGATAGTATCCAATGAACTTTGAGCCATTGAAACTTCGTGATCTTCCTCCTCTTTTACAACGGTCTCAACTTGTGGTTGAAATGCTCTTGCATAAGGGTTAGAAACAACCTGTCCTGGCTGAACACCCATACCTTTCATCAATTCTTTAAGATTCATATTCATAATACTACTTATATTTGCTTAATATTTTATATGACACTTCTGCCATTTTCTTTAATCCCATTTTTAACATATTCTCCTTATTCACATTAGATAATCCATTGTAAATATGTAGAATTGCATTAGCGGTTTGAACATCCACCAACATTGTTTGTCCGGTTTTTTGGTCTTTTACTTTTGCTGCCGAATGGGAATCTACTATATTTTTTAAAGTATCAAGTATAGAACCCTCTTTATCATTTGCTTCATTTCTACCTAACTTATCCTTCATCTTATTCACATCATCTTCCGAAGGTGCTCCATTAATATATCCATTAGGTAAAGATAATCCTGTTCCTATACCTCCTGGCAATCCTTCAGTATGCGGTGCTTTAATACCATACCCTTTTTTGTAATTTGAAAGGGTTTGTAATGCATTTTTTAATCGGTCTTGAAATAATTTTTTTTGTTCAGGTGATTTTGTAGCTGAAAGTTTACTTTGTAATGCTTTTATTCTATTATTAAGGTTTTGTATTTTATCACCTTGCTCTGATTCCTTTAGATTTTTATATCCCTCTACTACTTTATTTATCGCCTCTTTTACCTGCTCCTTATTTAATCCTATTACCTTTATATCTCCATTTTCGTTTTGATAAAGAGCGTGTTTTAACCCAATTTCATTAAAGTAGGTCATCAGCTTTTCACCAATCAACTTCCCCTTTAATTCTTTTGTTTGTGGTAAACCTTGCGCAACATGCTGAGGTTCTTCTCCTTCGGTTTTCCAACCTCCTCCGGCCGCTTTGTATTGTTTGGCAGCCCAACCATTAGCATACGCAGATGGGTAAACATCGAATTTCTTCTTTGCCTGTGATACATAGTATTGCCACTTTGAGGGGTTAGTGGGAACATTCTTTTCCAAAAATAAAGTAATATTTTCTTTCATATTCATATTGTATATAAATATATCTTTTTTATATTAGAACTATGCGGGAGGGTTGAAATCTTTTTTACCACTTTTATCCCATCTTACTCTTATTGGCTTATCACCATCTGTCTTTTCACCGCCTTTTTTAGCATCTCCTCCGGCTTTTTGCGCGGCTCTCTTTCTATTAACAAAATTAGCTCTACCTTTTTTACCTAATTTATCTGCTGCTGCAGAACTTAAACATGCAGCATAGGCTTCTCCTTCTTCTCCTGCACCACATTTTCCTATTCTCTCTCCTTTACTATTATATCTATCCCAGCCTCCGCCACCTTTACCACCCCACTTACCTTTACCAAACCATTTTCTAAGGTCTTCATTTGTCGTAAGTGAATGTGATGATGGTAATATATTAATACCAACTTTCTTACCCAAATAAATTGTTATAGGAGTTATTGGAATTGGAGATGGAACAAACTTAAATGAAACTAAAAATAGTATTTTCACAACATCTTTAGATTGTGATTTTAAAAATCTTTTTTCTGCTTCCGATACTTCCTCTCCCATAATCATTCGTTGGAATATATGTAGAGCAACTATTGTTTCTTTCTTTTCCCTATCGGTAGCACTTTTAAATTCTTCCCAATTATTTTTTACGAAATGCTTTGTTTTTTCAAGCCAATTTATCACTTTATTTTTTGTATTTGATACCAAATCTTCATTTTTTTCTCTACCTGCACAATGTGCTTTTTGAGAAAATCCTTTTGGATTATCACAATCAATACTATTTTTGTATTTGGTAGACCAACTCATATACATAAATATATGATTATCTTTTTTAACTTATCTGAAACGAACCTATGTTTTCGGATATAATACCTTTTAAAGGTAGATTTATTGAATCATAATCTTCCGTCAATAATAGAGTATCCTCTAATCCTACGTCAAAAAGAGTATCGGTAATAAAATGTTCGGTATTTGTAAGTGTAGGCTCACCGGTATAATAAAAATAATGTGGAGCTCGTTGTTCTTTTAATTTAATAAGAGTTTCAAAGTTTTTCGCATTGCACCAAAGAGCAAACATATTCAAAAATGTTGGCTTTATTGGATAGTAGGGTTCATTAGTTCCTAAATAGAATTCATTATTATGCCACCAAACATCTACCCAACAATGTAATCCCATTCTAATTACTTCTTGTATCTGAAAAGGTTTATTTTCCTTTTTTTCTTCTACACCGAATATATTACCTCTTAAAGAAATTAAATACATTTGTCTAAATAATAATCAGATTTTGTACTTACTAATTTGTGTTCGTAAGTATTTTTATTCTTTACATTAAATGTAAAATTTTGAAAATCGAATGTGCTCCCAACTCGCACTTGCTCATTAGAAATAAATGAAGATATATTAGCTAAAAGAGAAAAATCATCATTATTGAATTTAGTGACATCTTTAACCAGTATCATTATATCATTTTCTCTTACACAATTAATTGATTTAATTTTTTTGGATAAGTTTATTTTTGTATCTATTTGCTGCTCTCCTATCACATTAATAAAATCACAATCAACATATAAATTAGAAACGAAAGGTTCAACACTTTTCAATAATTCAGCATTACAATTTGATATAATTAACCCAACATCGTATGTGTGAGATTTCTTATCTAAACTCAATCTTCCCCATTTTCTAACTTTATTAAGTATAGATTTATTTTCTATAATCTTTGTATTGTTCTTATGTTCTTCCGAAAATCTTGATGTCTTTGAAACAAAATGATATACAATACTATCTAAACTTACAATAGTTTTAATACCTAATAATTCTAATCGATATAATATATCATCATCTTCACAAAACATCGGTGAATATAAATTATCCATACCACCTATTGAAAGATATATACCTCTATGTTGGGCTATAAAAAATGCAGAACCGTTTGATGTTTTATCTTTGTATTGAGATTGAGTTTCTTTTACAAATTTTTCTAAACCTACATAATCAACCTCATCAAACTCTAACCCAAAATCTTTAATAATTTTACCTGGTCTATCATGTCCCGCAAATATAGGAGGTTCAATTGTTGTGTATGAAACTGCGGTAGATTTGTTAAGGTGTTTTTCTATATTTTCTAACCAACCCCCTAACATCACTATATCATTATGACAAAATACTATGAATTCTTTTGTAGCGATTTCGGCACACTTATTAAATGTATCCGAAAATGTTTTTTTATCATCTGAATAAAAGTATTTTAGATTAACATCGTTTAGGGAATCCAACCATTCATGTGTCCCATCGTTAGAACCATAACTTACAAAACATAATTCTTCATTAGGATATATTTCTCTAAACCTTTTGTAGAATTTTTGAGAATAATCCAAATTATTTTTTAACCCTACTAATGTAGAAATGTTCATAATTACTTTTTATTTAGTATTATTTCAATTCTTTCTTCCAAAGTATATTTTGGTTTGTAGATTGAATTAAATAATGTTGGGTCACAAACTCTATAAGATACTCCAATCGGTTTTTCTAATAAATGCTTTATTCCTTTTGATGGAGTATGGCCACTTATTTGAAACATCGTTTTTGCCAATTCATTAAAAGGAGTTGCAATACCACACCCTAAATTTAAGGCATCTAATTCAACATCATTATCAACAACTGTCATAACTGCCTCCACTATATCATCCATATGAATAAAATCTCTTACTTGCGTTCCATCACCCCATATTTCAAATTCATCAACCTTTCTTTTAATTCTATCAATAAATGAGGGGAATGGATATGTTAAATCTTGATCCTCGCCATATCCACTAAATGGTCTGAATACATAAACTTTAGTTCCACTTTCTTTAACGAATTTTGCCAAGTATTCACCTGTTAATTTAGACCAACCATAAGTGTAATCAGGTAATCTTATATCATCTAAATTAATATCGCTTTCTTTTAATCTATATTTAGAATCTGGATGTTGCAAATATGTTGGATATGCCGCGCTACTACTAAAATATACAACTCTCTTTTGTTTTGTTTTAATCACCCAATTGAAAAATTCCGAATCAATTGATAAATCGGTAGCAACTGATAATGGTTCTTTTTCAATTGTTTCTCTTCCACCTACAATTGCAGCCAAATGTATGATTAAATCAAAGACCTCAGAAGATTGTTTAAAATAATCTCTACAATCATTTCCTTCTTTTAAATCTACTCCTATAATTTCATTTTTATCACCAAAGTATTTTAAAAAAGACCTTCCTACAAATCCTAAATGTCCAGTTATTAATATTTTCATCGTATTATTTTATTGTATAATTCAATGTGCTGTTTTGCTACATTTTTTGAATCACATAGTTCTTCTATGTTTTCAGGTTTATTTATATCAATTGAAACAATGTCACCATTTTGATTAATAATATACATATACCCATTTACTCCACAACACCAACCTTCTAATGTTGTTCTCCCTAAAAGAATTCCCGCAGTAAAATCCATATTTTTTACTACGTTTTCAGTATCCCATCTTTTATCTATGTATTTGATGTTGGGGTGGTTAAAATTATATTTGCTTTCGCTCATCAAATATAAATCCCAATCTTTATCTATACAGTTTTTTACTAAATGGGAGACTGCTTTAAATCTTATATTATCTAAAACTTCTCCAACAAATATTCCTGTTTTCTTACTATACTTTGATTTATCTTTATCATTAAACCTATCTCTATCTATGGGATTATAAATTAGTGATATATCAGTTGGATTAATTTTATAATTATCTATTAATGATTTTTTAATTGGCTCTCTTATAGCGATATAGTGATTTATTCCTTTATTCAAAATAGGAGTTTCACTTCTTATTTCCGAATGTATAATGCTTATTTTCGGTATATTATTATTAAAGTATTTTAATATAAATTGGTTTACCTCTGGCTGGCTTGCTACTATTAAATCGTAATTTTGATTTACATCTATATTATGTAAGTCGCATTGTTTAACATTATTCTCCTCTAATTTTCTTCTTACTAAATCACCCCTATCAATGTCTCTTAAAGTAAAAAGGGTTACATCGATTCCTAATAGATTTAATTCTCTGGCTAATTCATAATGATATAATTCACTTCCCCCTAATCCATTTACATTTAAACAACTCAATAAAACTTTCATAAATTTAATTTAAAAATTACATTTATCAGGTTATCAAATATTATATCATATTTTTGATTTAGTGAATTTATAGCGTTTTGTAAAATAGGGGTATTACCATTATATTCAAATATGATAAACTTTGGGAATATATTTTCATCTATCATCTGATTCAAAACTATTAAATCATTCCCTTCAACATCTATACTTGCTATATCAAAATCCTTATATTTTACTTTTTTAAGAATGTTTGAAAGAGTAGTAGTTTTAATTATTTCACTATTATAACGAACACCTCTATTCGTTTCCCAATAATTTTTATCAATATGGTTTAATGTAGAAATTTGATTAACACCTTCATTATGCAGAGAACCTAAATAAATTTCCTTCTCACCCTCTTCTAAATCTATTGCATAATCGAATATAGTTACTTTATCATTTTCTTTATACAATTCATTTAATTTATTAACACAATCGGTAGTAGGCTCTATCAACACCGCTTCCCACTCGTAATTCTGAATAAATAATCTTGAATTTGAATATGTTACACCATCATTTGCACCAACATCTAAAAACGTTCCGCCTCTTTCTAAATTAAATTCCTTTAAGTGTGATAAGATTAATTCATCTTCATTGTGTTGCGAGTATCCCATTATTCTTCAATTAAATCTTTAATTTTATTTACATCATTTAAGAAATCAAATCCTCTTCTATAATCCATATATTTTTGTTGGTCAATATATGCCACCGAAGCCGCATCAACATACTGTGAATCTCTTTCCGCTTTACCATTATCAGGATGAATATGTTCAAATACAACATCATCAAAATATTTTATAATTTGGCAACTATTACCCAAATCTAACCAGAAATTATCTGCATACATATGAATCAGAAAATTCGGCACCATAAATCCTAATTGATTAATTATGTTAGATGTTAGGCAAACTGCGGTAGGTAGTTTAGCTCCTTGTAACAAATCATTACCGTAAGCTATTCCTATATTATTATTTTCTTCAAAAAATTGTAAAAATTTTGATTCCCATTTTGTTTTAATAATATGGTCATCTCCAAAAAATGCTATACATTTATACTGGTTGGCATATTTCAAAGCAATTTGATTAAGTGTTGGAATCATTCTAATACGTGGATTAATTTCGTATATAACACCGTCTCTAATTGGATACTGATGTGAATCATCATCATCTAATGCTATACATAAATCACTAAACCCTTCGGTATTTTCCTTCCAATTTTCTATAAACCTATCTACATTAGGGAATCTTTTGCTATCACCACTTCTAGATGGGACTACAATTAGAATTTCTTTTTTCATATTATTAAATTTTATCGTAAAAATCGTTTTGTTTTTCTTGTCTTTCTATTTCCTTGTGATGATATAGTGAGTAATTTTCATCTGATGGGAAATTTGTAAAAGTTGTGTATCCGGTTATTCTTTCATGCACTTTTCCATGCCATTGAACTTCTTCGGTATTTTTGTAAATACGAGTTTGATAATCAGGCCAATTTACCCAACCTTTATCATCAACTTTCCAACCCCATTTTTGAATATGTGATTGAGTTAATCCTTCTACGGTATTCACTCTTGGAACAAAAATTATATCAACTTCATTTATAGTCAGAATTTGTTTTAATCTCTCTAATAAAATTTCCGATGGTTCTTCATCTGCATCAATTTGAAAAATGTATTTTCCTTCACAATGTTCTTTTAGATTATTTTTAAAGGATGCAAAATCTTTATTAAGAGGAAATGATATAATCTTAATTTGTTTTTGTATATCACTAATTATATTGAGATAATCCACAACTTCTTTTGTAACTGATTCACTATCATATTGAATAACAACCTCATCCTCGCTATCTATACGCACGAGGAGAAAGTTAATTAATGAGGTGAGTTCTTTTAACTCATTACAAACAGTTATAGCGTAACTTATTTTCATACTTAATCTTCGTTGTGGTGTTTTTCAGAATGTTCTTCCGATTGAACCGGCTTATTATTTGTTGAATTTGTATAACTCCAAGCACTACCACTCGGATAACCATATGCAGTTGATGTACTTCCAAATCCAAATGGTGGATTAGAGTATGTAATAGAACCATATCCAGGCGTAGCTACAATAGTTCCACCACTACCAGATGATGTTAGTGTTGTACCATTTGTATCCGGTTGACACGTTATCCTATATGGGTGGTATGGGTCTACATAATGTGGATGTTGCCATACAGGTGTTGTATTGGGCGTTCCCCATCCACCTTCTCCAATTGGAGTTCCTATTTTCGGTTCATCACTTACTTCTTTCAATTTATCTTTTAATAAATCCCATTGTTTCGGAGTAACATTAAATTCATGCACTCCTTCGGTAAATCCTTTTAACCAAAGGACAAATTCTTTAGATGTCATAACTATGTGTTTGGTTGTGATGTCTGATTAATTACTTCTATTTTTTCCGCAATACTCTCAGGCGGTGGTTCTAAATTAATTTCTTTTTGTTTTATTATCTTTTCGACCTTCTCTTCCTTTTTTAACTCCTGTGGAGTTTGTTTAGGTTTTTCTAATTTCTTCTCCTCATCAATTTTCTCTTTATTAGTATAACCTCTAATCATTTTTGATTTTATATAAGACTTAGTTAATTCAACTTCTTCAACTGATCTTATTGAAGCCATTTTGTATTCTCTATAATTACCATCGTATATTAAAGGTTTCTTTTTTAAGATTGTAAATAGAGGTTTACCATCTAATGGAAATTGTCTTAAAAGAAATCTAAACTCTTCTGCTTCATCAATTTTTTGTTCACTAATTGAATCAGTAGCCGCTTCTAATGCATAAAAGAAATTACGAGGATTTACATGCTTTAATTTTAGTGCAGGAAAATAGTAATGAATCATACCTTTTTCATCTTTACCTCTAAATTTTCCTATTAAAAAAATGTAAGTAGTATCTAATCCTGCCAAAACTTTTGTTTGAGATGGGTCCGCATATTTATAAACTTGTATTTTGTAAAAATTACCAGGTTTCATAATAGTTGTCGAAACCTTTCTACTTGTCTTAAACAATTTTCCCCATAGAGGTAGATATATCCTAGATTCTGCCATTTTTTAGAATTCTGGTAGTATTAAATCAACATGCTTTGCAACCTTTATATGTCTATCACAAATACCTTTTAGGGCCTCTGTCATTTTATTATGTGAAAACTTATTTATATTATCCCTACCTAATTTTTTAGATTCGGAGAGGTATTTATCATAATTATTAAACACATCAATTAATTTGAAAGCCGCATTACTATAATTTACATAAAACCATTGTGATTCAGGTAATAAAAATTGATTTGAAGCTGATGGGTCTACATTTTTTAATTCACCATCTAATAATACTGATTGTTTATCATTTAGAAAATCTAATTGACCACTCCAACCACTACTTATTACTGGTTTTCCTGTCATACTAAATTCTAATAGAGGTCTTCCAAATCCTTCACCATGTGTAAATGAGATAGTCGCTTTTACTTTTGGATGATTATATAACTTCCACATATCATCAGGTGTTAAATCACCATGTATAAGATAAATTGAAACATCACTCTTAACCTGAGATGCTACCTCTTCAACTTTTCGGAGAATTTCTTCTCTATCTCTAATTGAAAATCCCGCTGATGAGGTTTTGAGTATTAGGGCAGGTTTCTCACCCTTCGTTCTACTAAATGCAGAAAGAAATGTTTGAATCATTCCGCCTACATCTTTTCTATCATGATAAAGATTTCCTTGTAACCAATGGCCTACGAATAAGAAACAAAAGTTTTCTTTAATAGAATCTAATTTATCCAAACCATCTAACTCTTTGTAATCAGTTCCTTCAAATAAAACTTCTACCGGCTTTGAAACTCTATGTTCGGTTATTACCTGTTGAGTGGTTTTATCCCTTTCTGTCCATTGTGTCCCAGCTATACCTGATTTAGAATGCTGTGAAGTTGTAATAACCAAATCCATTCGGTTACACCCATCAACCCAATCCTTCGGTATTACAGTCGTTTCAATTCCAGCGGTAACCCCTATATTAAATTTTCCTACTTGTTGAAATTCATTTGGAACTGTCATCTGAACATATACATCAGGTTGTATATTTATTTCACCAACAATATTATCTAGTATCCATTTATGAAATTCATCGTTTGGATTAAGTTGATCCATAGGGGTTGCTCCCCATCTCGTTGAAACAATCTTAATGTCATAATAATCTAAATCTCTAAATGATTTGAGTAAATCTCTTGCATGATCTCCATATCCACTCCTAGTCGCTATTGGAGCTTGATATAATAAAAATGGTTTAGCCATTCGTAACTTATTTTATTTTATATAATTCAAATCTTTCTTTTGGTTTCCAATTTTCAAAGGCCCTTTCCATCCCTTTAACCATTTCATCCGCCATTCTTTGTGAATAGAATCCGTTTTCTGAAAGGATGAACTCTCTACCTTTTAATCCCATTTCTTTCCTTTTTTCTTTCGGAATGTCATACCAATACTTAAATGCATCTGCTAATTCATATACATCTATTTTATCATCTATGATGTAAGGAGTTGGAACTGAACCGTTCATATTTTGAGCCCTTGCCCACAATGGCTTAACCCATTCTCCATGCTCTACTTTATCTTCCCATTCTCTCCAATCATGCAAAGAACCAATCTTAACATAATCTTCTGCGGTTAATAACTTTCCATCCAATTTAAATCCACATTGGTCTTGCAAACCACCTGTCACTAATAAGATAGATGGAACACCTGCCATTATACCTTCACAAGTCGTTAGGCCAAATCCTTCATTACCGGCAATGTTCACCGATACATCACAAAGATTTAGTAATTGATTTATTTGTTCGGTAGATAATCTATTCGTTGAAAATTTAATTTCTGCATCAGGTGCTAATCTTTTTGCAACGGCAACTAAATCAGTTCCATTTTCATCGACCGGCTGTGTATGCATCAATAACATCACCTTCTTTCTCTTTTCCTCCGGTAATTTATCTAAAAACTTTTGGAATGCCCAAATAACATCTGATGGTTGTTTTCTACGAATGTTTCTATTTGACCAATAAACTACGAATTCGTAATCATTACCTGCAAATAGTTTTTGTTTCAACTCATCACTACTATCTTCTAATGGTTTATACAATTTTGATACACCATGTGGAACATAACTTACTTGCCAATCTTCCAACGGCTTCCAAGTTTTCCCATTTTGTAATGCACCGGTTCTTTTAACAATGCCATAAGTTTGCTTAGAGATACAACCCAACCAATCACAACTTTCATAGTAATCTCTATTGTAGTGTGGATCTGGCAAATCATCCCAAATATGGTAGAAGAAAATTGGACAAGTTTGTCGAATTTCATGCTCCATATCATACAACCAAATCCAATAACGAGGGTCGGTAAAATGTAGGATAGCATCTATTTTGTGTTTAGATAATAGGTTTCTAATTAAATCCGCATTACCATATCCACTATTAGGATAAAGTATTACACTAGCATCTTCAACACCACTATGCTTTTTTACATCATCGGATACATCAATTATTTTCCCAACTTCGGGATGTTGAACGGCTGCTGCAACCTGAATCCAATTGTATTTGCTTACGGAACCTAAAACTATTTCTTTTGACATAGTAGCTATACCACTATGCATTCTTAAATCATCTGATAGAAGAAGAATTGTTTTTTTATTATTCATAAATTAAAACTGTGAACCAGAAATTTGTAATTCTGAAAATGAATCAATTTTGTTTTTAAAGTTTGGGTCTTCTACATACATTGTGAGAGAACGATTTACTAATTTTTGTAAACTCATTTTGTCATCAATTGTAACCCTTTTGAATTGCGAATAAAGATCTTTAAGAATCTTTACACTCGTTAGTTTAACATCCATATTATTATCTTTTGTATATATAAATATATATATATTTTTTTTCCAAAAAGATAATTATTTCCAAAAAACTTGTATCCCTAATATGGCGGAAGCCAAAATTAAGCAAATGAATGTTTTTACGGTAATAGGTTCTCTAAAAATTAGTATGCTAAGAGATACGAATACTATTATACCCACTCCAAATCCAATTAGACGGGAGGGCCATAATGCTCCATCAAATGCGTTTACTAAATGGTTTACCGATTTTAGATAGAACCACATTCCTGGCATTGCACTTATTATAATCAATAATGGGTATTTTTGAAACCATCCAAATTTTATACTACCTTGTAGTTGTAAAAAAGATGTAATTTGGCCAATTATTCCCCATAGTATTCCTTTAATTAACTCCACAATGAACAAATTTTTCTCTCCTTAAACTCACACCAATCACACTGCTTCCCTTTGTTAGTTGGATAATCTACATCTTTATATTTTCCCTCTTCATCAAATACACTCTCTACGAAATCCATAAACCCTTTCCATGCTTTATTGATAGAAGGTTTACCACTCGCAGGAACGTGCTTTGAAATACGAGGAATTGGATAATCAGCATCTTCCTTAACTTTTCTTTTAAGGATATGAAATTCTACATTAACCTTATCCTCATCTATCTTATACTTTTCAGCGTAAAACTTTTTGTATAATAAGATTTGTGCGTTCTTAATCGGGTCTGCCTTTTGGTATTTATTCCAACCGGCAGTTGATGTTTTAAAATCTATGATGGTAATTTTCTTTGTAGCAATTTCTCTGATAATAATATCGACAAATCCAATAAAGTGCACATTCTCTTTAATAGGCATATTAAGTGGTAATTCTATTGCCACCAATTCATATCCCTTTTTAGAAAAGAACAATACTAATTTACTTTTAAAGTATTGTAGTATCTTTCTACCATCACCGAAGAATTCTTCTAACTCTTCTTTTGTGCAAGGAAATTCATTCTCTCCTAACTTTTCTTTTTCTTTATTAAAGTTTTCAACTAATCTATCTTTCAACAACATATCCAAATCCATTGCCAACGCCGATGATTTAGTTGCATTATACATTACATCTAAAAACTTTTGTAAGGTTTCATGCATTGCTGTTCCGAAAATCAAATGTATGTTAGCATTTGAAATAGATAGCCCATCAATATAAGATAGCTTATATTGTTGAGGGCAAGATGTCCACATTGAATATTGAGAAAAAGATACTCTTGCCATTATTTCTTTTTGGTTTTAGTTTTTGTAGATTTTTTTTCTTTTTCTACTTCTCCATACTTTGTTTTTAAGTAAGTGAAGTATTCATCACCTTCTTTGATATGAGTGAGAATGTTGTAGTAATCAATTGCTGTATTTTTTGAACAATTGTATTCTACCATAATCAATTCTACTAATTTTTCATTAGCAGATTCCTCACTCTTTCCCTTAATATAACGAAGGTATTGCTTTCCTTTCGGTAAAACTCCTATCATAAAAAGATAGTAAAGTTTAGGCTCCATTGTTTGAGTTAATGGTTGAAATTGGGCAATGGTTTCTACAAAATCATAGTTCATAGAAAGAAATCTATGAATCATATAATTACTCCAAGTCTTTAAATCTTCTTCGGATAATTTATCGAAGTAATTAGGATCTTGGTCTTTTGTTATAGCGTTAAGATGGTCGAAAAGCGTTTTAGCCATTATCCAGCAATATATTTGTTATAAAATTCTAATTTAAATTGAGAATACCCAATTCTGCAGTTTTTTTCCCAATCATCCATCCCACCATCATCACTTACCCATTTGTAAGAAACTATCGGTATTTTGAACTCTTTGCAAACTCTCGTAATTGAGTATAATTCCATTTCAAATATACTACATTTATTTAACAATTCCAACTTTTTAGGGGGAAAGTTTTTAACCTTTTCCTTCGTAATAAAGGTTTCGGATGTGAAGCAGCTAACTCCTTCATTTTCAATCTCTAAATAATCCCCATCCTGGTCGAAAGGGGTGATAGAATAGGGAACTAATGGTTCTGCATCCATATCACCATTATATACATCTTTAACCTTTAATAACATACCCTTATCCATACTAAAACTCCCACAGCTACCAAAATTACAAACTAAATCAGGTTTGTGTTCCAATATGCCCATAGCCGTTTTATATCCAGCGTTTATCTTTCCAACGCCAGTATGAATAATCGGATAATCAAACAAAGTATCATATCCATCTGATTCTTCTTTTAATGCACAAACAAATAATACTTTCATACTCTACTACAATTCTAATGTTAAATTACTTTGAGGTTCTTGTGGAGGAGGTGTCTTAACTTCTTGCTTTTCTTGTTTTGGTTTTCTAAGTTCTGCGGGTATCAACTCATCAACGGGCTTTCCACAACTTCCGCATATCAATATATCAAATGGTAATACCGCATCTTTTGTTGTCCCGGTTACCAATTTTGAAAATTTCTTAATAATAGCTGCGGAGATAAAATACTCACCTCCACAATTTGAACAATTAAAATCCTGTGCCTGTGACCAATCTATTTTTGGCTGAGGTGGTAATTGTTGGTTTCCTAAAATTTGTGCCATAGTTTTTGTTTTTATTTTTTAATGTTTCTTTTTAATACTTCAAATATTTTTTCGTGTCCATTTTCATTAGGATGACACGGATCGGGAGTTCCATAAGGTCTATCCGGCATTAACCATTCTTTCCATATAGTTGTATCATTACCACTATATAATGGTTCAATTAGAACATCAGTTATTTTATTTTTTTCATCTATCTCATCGATGAAGAAAAAGTTTTCATCTTTAAAAGTGTTATAAAAGCAATTTTTAATTTCACTTTCCTCTGTCAAAAATCTTACCATCGATTTAGCGAAAAATGTAGAATTCCCTACATAATAATCTTTGTAATTTAGTTTATATCCCATAATAGGAATTGGTATATCAAAGAATAAGTGTTCTATCTCATTTTTTTCAAACCATTTGTGAACTAAATAAATCGAATAACTGTTTTGTTTAAATAACTCTTTTAGATAATCAACCCATTTTGTGTGGTCAAAATCTTTTTTGTAATGCCAATACTTTCTATTGTAGAAATTTTCGTATTCAGTCCAATAACCTACCCAATCATCTATTCTTAAAATCTCTTCCTTTTCCCCATACTCTTCTCTAAAATCATCAACCCTAAAGCTATTAGAGTTTACTTCTTTAAAAAATCTATTACCATAAAAAGGATTAGGAATAAGGTCTTTATCTATTTGTCTTTCGAAATATGTAGTCTGAAATAATACCAAACTATTCTTATAAAATTCTATTGGTTTATTCATTAGAGTATTACTCCCTACTATATTACCTGCACCACTAATTGATAGGTTAATTAGTGGAACTCCTAACCAATCAGCAATTCTTTGCCCATAGATTTTATCCTTATCAGCATTTAATCCATAACTGATAGAACAACCCCATAATATAACTTTATCTATTTTTCCCATATCCATATTGGTTCTCCAAATGCTTGATTTTTTCCTTCTTCCGCTTGCTTCTTTGAATCATCTGAATAATAATCACTTACGGCAGTTCCAGCACCTCCGCTGTTGGGTCTTTTCGTCATTTCCATGCCAATACACCCTCTATATTTTAACCCCCTAGAATGGAGGAAATCATTCATAGCGTTGGTTATATCTACATACCCACCATCAGGTGCAGAAAACACATCTGAAATGTTTACGGCTAAGATTCCACCCTTCTTCAAAGTCGGAATCATTTTCTCTAATGCCTTATGTAAAAAATTAGTATTCCAATCATCTATTTTTTTATATCTCAAATAAGATTGAGTATCGTGATCTGAATACCTTTCAGTATTGAAGTAAGGTGGTGAAGTAAAAATTGTATCAAAATAATTTTCATATTCCGAATAATCTACATCTTCCGCCGGTTGTGGAATAAATGTAGCTCTTTTTTCACTCTCAAAAAATGTTTGATTAAACTTATAGTATTCTTCTTGCAAAAGATAGTGTTGATGATTATTTAAGTTCGGGTCTATACCAACATAATGTTTAGTATTATCACCCGCATAAAATCCTGCAAATCTATCACCCCATCCTGCCGAAAAATCTAAAATGTATTCGGATTTAAAATAATCGTAAAGTGCTTTTGCAACATTTGGTTTGAATTGAGATGCTACATATTTTCTCAAATTCATCGCCATCTTTAAGGTATTAATGCTTACATCAGTTAAAACCTTATCTAATGTAAAGAATGCTCTTACAATGGTCTTTATTCCTTCAACTGTCTGCCACGTTCTCCAACCGGATGGGCCTCTTACCCAATCAACTTTATATCGGTTCTCTACGTGGAATTTATTGGATGCTTTATTACCAACGGTATACTTTTTGAAATACATAAACTTACCATCAAATGTAAGTGGGTATTTACTCTCTCTACCATTACGAGGAAACCAATTACCTTCAATCAATATATCAGGCCACCAAGTTCCTTTTAATTTTTTGTAATCTTCTAATACCTCTTCATTAGTATAAACCGGTATAGGTAATGGATATGTATGACAGACTTCTGATAGGGTTTCTATAATTTCTTCTTTATCATAAGTTTTTAAAATATATGCCCACTCCTCCTCATCAATAGTGAGGTATGGTTTCATATCATAAAACTTACTAAAGTATTCTTTTATAGTTTTCTCCATATCCAAATAGGTTCACAAAATCTTTTACCTTCCGCTTCCTTTGCTTTTTCTAATGCCTCTTCGGTATAACGGTCTTCATCACCTTCAATAATTGCCCCCGCTCCTGCTGAACCAGGTCTCTTTGCCATCTCCATGCCCAAACATCCTTCGTATTCCGCACCTAATGTTTGGATATAATCATTCATTGGGTTTGTAATTTCAACATAACCCTTTTCTCTATCATTTGATTTAGCATAAACATCTGCAATGTTCACTGCCAAATAACCTCCTTTACGAATAGTTGGCCATAAGTTATGAATTACTTTATGTAAAAATTGTTCATTCCATGCATCAATAGATTTATATCTTACCCAACTTTGAGTATCATCATAAGAATACCTCTCAACATTAAAGTAAGGAGGTGATGTAAATACTATATCAAAATGGTCGGTATATTGTGAAAAATCTAAATCTTCGGCAGGTGAGCAATGAAAATCTGCTTTCTTTTCTATTTCAAAAAATGTTCGGTGTTTTTCATACCAATCTGCTTGCTGACGATATATCGGGTGATTTTCTTTTCTAGGGTCTACGCCTACATAATGCTTTCCGGTTTCACTTGCATAGAATCCCGCTAAACGGTCTCCCCATCCTGCTGAAAAATCTAATACATTCTCTACTTTAAGATAATCGTATAATGCCTTTGCCACATTAGGTTTAAATTGTGCACAAATGTATTTTCTTAAACCTAAACAAGTTCTCAAAGAGTTTCTATCTATCTCATCAAATTTAAGAGTATATAATCCACCCATAAGTGAAACCATAAACTCTCTTGTTTCCCAAGTTCTTTTTGGGCCAGGTGAAACGGTACCGTCTACACTCCAACGATTTGCCTGTTGGAAAAAATTAGAGGATTCATTACCAACATTATTTCTACTGAAGTATTGTTGTTTACCTCTAAATGTTATTGGGTATCTGCTTTCTGATGCTTTTCGTGGAAACCATTCTCCTTCTTTAAGAATGTCAGCCCACCATGTACCTTTTAATTTCTTATACGCATCTAATACTTCTGCATCAGAAATTTGTGCGTAAGGTATTGGGTATTCCATAAGAATGTCGGCCAATGTTTCCTTAACATCATTAATATCGAATGTATTTTTTATATACGTCCACTCCTCTTTACCTATGTGTAAGTAAGGAGTCATTCCCTTAAATTTGTCGAAATAATCTAAATACATTTCTTATAAAGTTATATTTTTTATTATCAATGATGGTTTCTATATTTTTATGAGCCGGTAATCTCAACTTATAAATTGAGCCAGAAATAAATCCTTCTTTTTTACCATGCCACATTTCACTATTTTCATCTACTAATTCAAACCCATTTCTTTCGTAAAATTTTCTAGCTGTTTCGTTTGCAGTTCTAACTGATAGAATAATGTTTTCACATTGCTTTGATTTACAATACTCTACAAACTGATTAAATACTTTTTGAGCAGAACCATTTCTTTCTTTTGATGCTATTTGGTGAATAATCATATCACCTTTTTTCTTTCTAGCAAATGTCTTTCTTGCAATCTTAGAATTACCCTTGCTTTTCTCAAAGGTTATAACTACGCCATCTTGCAATACTACACCACCATTAGGTTTATTAAAGTATTTTTTCAACTTAAATCCTTGTCCAGCCAAATGGGGAAATACTTTTGGATATAAATCAATTATTTCCATTGCTTCTCTGATGGCTGCATCCATTTCATCACCCTCATTTTGTATATTAAGTATTCTAACCATTTATTGAGAAAAATTTATTAAGTAGTATATCATTCTTATACGAATATAAGGATTTTAATTGAGATTTCAAAGTATCTTTACGAAGTTCCATCATATCACCGGTTCTACAGCCTTTTGCAAAGTAAACCTTAGGTCTATAAAGAAGTTCATCTGAAATCTCTCCCTTAAATGCTGCTCTTAATAAGGGTTTCATATGTCCACCTTCTTTTTGATAAAGGGGTGGAATGTTTAGTGTATATTCTACAAACGGTCTCCAACTATAAGGAGTTCTAACCTCTACGGTTCCACCCCACATAATAGATTGGTTCGTTGTTAGAAAGTTTGTTTTATGAACATCTTCTACTAACTTTCTTCTTGCCTTATCGTAATCTTCCGGTCTCCAATGAAACGCCTGAATATGTCCATAACTTCCCCATATCTCATCTGAAAGGTCTCCACTAAACACAACTTTAAATCCTAACTCATTTATTTTTTTGGATAGGGCTATTTGTGCAATCGCTGAACCAACATTTTGCCATCTACTTTGTTCAATCACATAAAGTGTTTCTTCAATTGCATCTTCTACATCTTTTTCAGTCAATATAATTTCATGCAACTTAACACCGAATTCTTTTGCAGCAATTCGTGCATATTTTATATCATCGTTCTTTGTATCACCATCTCCCATTGAAACTACAAATGCCTCAATGTCAGGCTTAATACGCGAAAGTATATAAGTTGTAATTACTGAATCAATACCACCGCTTAGAATTGTGCAAATGGGAACATCTGAAACCATCTTTACTTTTACGGCTTCTTCTAACATTTTTCTAATGTTATTGACAATAGTTTCTCTATCATCATTTATTATTTCAGTTGGAAGTTTGTAATAAGTTTGGGCTGAATGTTCTAATGTTTTGTAATTATATTCTAAATAAGTACCAGGATAAATTGCCTTTACTTGTGTATCATATAAATCAGTAAGTGGAAGGCCTTTCTTTTCGGAACAAAATACTAACTTACCATCGTTATCAATCCCATACCAAAGTGGAAGTTCACCTACATAATCTCTAACTACAAATACCTTATCTATTTTAGTATCAACTATTGCAAATGAAAACATACCATCTAATAACTCAAATGATTTAGTTCCAAATTCACAATATGCGTTTAAAATTATTTCAGTATCAGATTTAGTTTTGAACTTTGTTTTTAGAGATGACTTCAATTCTTTAGTTTCAACGCTATCCCAAAGTTCCCCATTATATACAATACAAACCGTCTTATCTTCATTCCACATTGGTTGATTCGCAGTTGAGGAAAGGTCTTGTATTGAAAGGCGGTTATGCCCTACATAGATGTCATCAATTACATCTACAATAGAAGCATCTCTACCTCTATGAATTATTTTTTGTAAATGGTCTTTGGTTTGCTTTATTGATGTAAACCAATTACCTCCTATTATTCCGCACATTAAAACTTTTCTTTTTTCTTAAAGTATTTGAGGATTATTATCTTACCAATAGAGCCAGATAAAAGAAATAGGATAATTGTAACCCAATCACCCTTTAAAAAACTATCTACTGAATACGCGGTTGATGCAATCCAAAAGGCAGTTTGTATATTAAATAATAAAACTGATTTTGTTATATCATTTTCAACTACCCATTTTATTTCTAAAACTTTAAATACGGCTAACGCTAATTGAGAAAATACAACAAATAAATAAACTAAAAAATCATTCACTATTTAACTAATTGTATTACTGAAATAATAGTTGCCATAAATGTAATCTCCTTATCAACTACTAATGCATCTTTTGATGTTCCTTCCGCTAATGCAATAATAACATTTGCAGTATTTCCTTTTGCGTAATCATCCAACTTATCATATAGAAACGAATAAACATCAGTAAAATCTGAAATACGATTATCAGCTACTAATTGTCTTATTACCATAAACTTATTCCTAACTTCATCTTTTGATTTTAGTATTTCTACTAATTTGATACGAAAATCAGAATCAACTATTGTAGCACTATCAGTTTTCAAAACACCATTAACACAAGCTAATTGACAGGTATTAATAATTTTTCTGATATCAGGATAATATCCATCTACAATAGGAACTAAATCAGCCGGATTAAATTGTATATCCTCTTCTTTTAGAATTTTAGCAATTTGAACCGCTACATCTTTCTTTGTTGGGGGTACAATTTGAAATGATTGACATCTACTTTGAATTGGAAGAATGATTTTCTCTATGTAATTACACGTCAAAATGAATCTACAATGCTTACTAAATGTTTCCATTAAGTTTCTTAACAACGCCTGTGCATTAGGTGTCATATAATCAAACTCATCCAATATAATAATCTTATATGGCTTGAATCCAACTCCACTTGCAAAGTTTTTCACTTTATTACGAACCGTATCAACATTGTTCTCATCAGATGCGTTGATAATCATTACATCGGATTCGATATTTTTTACGATTAGTTTAGCGAGTGTTGTCTTACCTGTCCCCGCTTTACCGAAGAAAAGTAAGTGAGGTATATCACCACTTTCGATATACCCCTTTACTTTTGCTTTGAGATTTTCATTACCTACATAATCATCTAACTTTGTAGGTCTATATTTCTCAACCCAAAGTGAGTGAACTTGTTCTTCTTGTTGTTCGAAAAAACTCATACTTTGAATTGTTTAAAATTATGATAATTGAACTTCTACTAGGAAATATGATGAAGTGAATCCATCAACAGAGAAATCCACATTTGCTAATCCTTCTTTCGATACTTTTAATGTTGCTTTGTTAGCCTCTTTGTTAGCAGAAAGAATCTCTTTGAAATACTTTGCGGAGAATGAAATTGGTTTTACTTCTCCATCGAAACTATCATTAACTACCAACTCAACTCTATTAGTGTTGATGTTAGAATAACCAATAACAATTTTCAATTTACCTTTTTCCGTCAATACAGTAAAATTATCGATGTCACTCAACGCTGATTTTGCTTTGATAAACTTCTCAATAAAATTACCATCCATATCAATACTGATACCGAACTCTGGTAATTGTTTTAAATCCGGTACATTTGGAATAACTGCTAAATCCGCTAATTGGTATTGAACGGTTGTAGCATCTGATGTTAGAGATAATGAAATCGGCTTTTCATCAACTTTTTTCAAAGTGATGTTTACATCATTTCCTAATACACCTAATAAACTTTTTAATGTGTTTGTATTGTAAACACCGACAGTAGAATCTTCGAAATCGAAATCTACCACACTAACTGAACCTAATACAGTCTTATCATCGGAGATAAAACGGGTTGTTAATGTTTTGTTTTCTGCTTTCCAAGAAACTGATTCAACTAATCCTGCCAAATTATACTTTGAGATAAAACGGCTTAAACGATTTTTGTCCATAACGATTGTTTTAATTTTTATTTTTTATTGTTGTAAATATATGTGTTTTATTTCGATTTTCCAAATTAAAATGAGAAAAATTTATCAGATTTTGTAATTTTTAACTGTAAATGCCCCCATCCTAATGCTTTATAAAAATCTTCTAATTTATTCTGCATTTCATGCTCAAAAATCTTATCATAATCAATGTAATTTTTGATGAAAGATTCTACCTCTTCCGGATCATCTGCTCCCTTAAAAGCTATTGTTTCTAATCCTAATGGGTTTTGTTTAAGATATACCCATTTCATTTTATCACCATTCTTCATAGGTGAGTATTTAAACCCACAATTAAAGTGCTTCAACAATTGATTATAAGTCCAAGCAGCTTTAACATGCGCAGGAGTTCCTTTAAGGAATTGGAACATCGCGCCTTTTGCGGGAGTATATTTTGAAAGTTCTTTTACCGAACTACTTTTAGCAATGTTATATGGTTTAACTAATGGAAGTGAACCTTTGAAATTAATAATCTTTTCATCCATAGTTTCCTTTGTTTCACCCTTTAATATATCAATAAGGGTTTGCCTCATAAAATCTTTGAATGATTGAGGAAACGATGAACGAACTACATCTAAACCTTTTACATCTAATCTATCTACCGGAACTCCATTTTCTGCAATAATCCATTGTGCATATCTTTTCTTTGCAATCCATAATCCGGCCCTAGCAACGAATTCTTTTTTAATCTGAAAACGATGTTTATCTTTTGGAACATTTATTAATTTTTCAGATAATATATCATAAAAATTATTGAGATAATCCTGTGTTTCTCCAGCGATACCATCTACTAATTTAGCAACTTCACTATCTTCCATTTGTTTCCAATTAGGATGCCTATGGTCTAATAATGGAACTGCGGAAAAGAATACTGAATCAGTATCAATATAAATGTTGTAATCTGCTTCCTTTGTTCCTAACTCTTTATTGTATTTTATATTAGTCATATCGGCGGTGGATTTAATTACCGTTTGACCAGTAATCGTAACCGCTTCCGCATTATCAATATCGTAAAAACGAAATGAAGGTAATCCTAATACACCATAAAGTGAGTTAAGAAGAATTTTTTGAACCAATTGTCTTTTCTTATAAAATGCATATTTTTCTTTATCACCCGCTTCTCCAAATTGCTTTTCTAGCTTTCGGAATTCAACCCTCTTTTGAAACCATTCATCCAATATTGCAGGAATACAACCGATTTTATCATTCCTATAAATTACACCATTTGAAGCAATAGAGTATCCACTATCGTTGAGAAACTCTTTGAACTTTTCTTTTGTAATTTGCTTTCCTTGTATTGAATAAGAATCATCCAATCCCTTTAAGTATCTTTGTATATCCCAATTATCAACCTTACCCATTTTGGTTTCGGGTGATATATTTAAGGTCATAATAATAGATGGATAAAGAGATGTTAAATCCAAGTCATATACCCAATCGTATTTACCAACGATAGGGTCTTTCACATACGCACCAATAAACTTTTCATCTTTTGCACTCTCATCGATTCCACCGGTTTCTCTCATAGAATCAATCATTCTATCTGAATCCTCTTTCTTCATTTTATTAGGTGCTACTAATCCTCTTTGGCGTAAGAAACATAAGAGTGCTCCCTCTAATGGTCGTGAAGTGAAAAAAACATCTTCATAGGCAACGTGTCCGGCGTGTGCAATACCTCTACACAAATCGATAAATTGTAGCTTCTTATCCATATCTACAATCAACCTAACATCTTCCAAGTTATATTCGATAAACTTTTCTTTATCTTTTTCAAATAACTCATCCAAGTTTCCGGTGTATTCAACCTTACCTCTACCTAATTCAATCTTTGCGACCGTATCTAATCGGTAGTTGTCTAATTCAGTATAATTGTATTCTTTATATAGAACTAAATAATCTAATGCCGATACTCCACCAATAAACCATTTTTTTCTATAAGGTGAATAGAATACCTCTCTAATCGGAGATAATCTTTTTGCTTGTCTTTCACCCAAAAGGTTTTTCAGACGATTAAATAGATAGGGAACGTCAAAGAAATCTATATTCCATCCGGTTATAATTGTTGGGGAAATAGATTCGTATATATCTAAAAATTTATTCAGCATCTCCTTTTCAGTATCGAATGGAGCCACTAATCTATTTCCGGATTTGGATGGTTGTATTGTTCGATTCTTGTCTAATACTAATACATAATAAAAATCTTCAACTGAATCATGAACAGCGATTGATGTAATTTCGTTTTCTGCCTTTTCAGTATCAGGTAGACCAGAATTCATTTCAACCTCAATATCAAAAGTAAGAACTTTATGCCCTTCGGAGGGTAAATCTGAATTGGTATATAAATCTACCAATACTCTGGTTATTTCAGGAACATCAGATTCAAATAAAGATGAATCTTCTTTTTCGTATTTAAAAACCTTTGTTAATTTATCTCCATATATGGATGTCCATTCACCGTTTACCGCAGGTTTAAAAGCGTAACGTTGATATGGCATTGTAAAGTATCCCTTTACATCATCCCATATATGGATAGTATTTGTATTTCTTTGGTAGTATATATTTTGATACATCGTAACTTTTAATTAGCAAATATAATAATAATTTTTGAAATCTCCAACTGAATTAGAGATTTTCATTAATTGCATTAGTATATGCTAATTTTGATTGAACTCCACTAAATCTACTTACTTCCACACCATTTTTTTCAATAACAACAGTCGGAACTGAACGAACTCCGTATTGAGCTGCTAATTCAAAGTTTTCATCAACATCTATATCTTCGAACTTTACATTAGAATAACCACTTTTCACTTCTTCAAAAACTGGCTTTAAGGCTTTGCATGGCCCACACCAACTTGCACTAAATTTTTTTACACTAATCATATTATTTTATTTTAATTTATTAACCTTCACAACTTACACACTCTGGATCCATTGCCTTTGCCGCTATATCACCTCTTAATACCGATTCGGTTCTCATATAGTAAAGTGTTTTAACACCTTGTTTCCATGCTTCCAAATGAACTTGATTAACCCATTTTGGTTCTGCGGTTGCAGGAAATGCTAAATTTAGAGAAACTGCTTGGTCGATGTATTGTTGTCTCACACCTGCTTGTCTTACTAAATCCAATTGATTAATTTCTTTAAATGTTTTGAATACATCTTTTACTGAACTACATCGATGTGCCCTTTCATCAATTGATACTTCTTTACACTCAACTAATTTATCACCTGAAAAACACCAATCATCTAAAAAATCCAATCCTTGTACCGAACCTCCATCTGCAAGAATTTGATCCCATACTTCTTTATTGTTTTTACCAATCTTACGAAGCACTCTTTCCAATTCAGGATTTTTTCTAATAAATGTTCCTTTTGAAGTTTGTTCGGTGAATACATTTGCTGCCCACGGCTCAATACCACTACTTACATTACCACTTAATTTTGAGTTTGATACAGTCGGTGCTACTGCTCTTAAATGTGTATTACGGAATCCACTCTCTCTACACCAAAGAGGTTCTCCATATTCTGCTGCCAAATCTCTACTTGCACTCTCACTTTCTATTTTCATTTGTGAGAAAATCTTACGAGTTTCAAATTGGGCTTGTAATCCTTCAAATGGTATTCCCTTTTGTTGTAGGTAAGTATGCCACCCTAATACACCTAATCCTAAGGCTCTGCCTCTTTCTGCTGAACGAACTGAATTTTCAAAACCTTTCATATTCTTAGCTCTTTGTAAGAACTCCTCCAATACACCATCTAAGAAGATAGTAGATGTATAAACTAAATCAGTATCTTTCCATTCATCGTACTTTGCTAAGTTTAAGGAACTCAAACAACAAACGAATGAATGTTGCTCATCGGTATGTAATACAATCTCTGAACAAATGTTAGTCATGTGAACTTTTAAACCATTCTTTTTGTACATTTCAGGATTTGCTTTGTTCACATTTCCTTTGTACATAATGTAAGGTTCTCCAGTTGCTTTTCTTTTCTGAAGTAATTTACCCCATTTTCTTCTTGCTTCCGGATCTCCTTCTTCTAATTTTTTCATAAACTTATCACTCACTACTACACATTGGTGTAAGTTAAGTGATTGACGGTTTACATCACCCTTTGGTTCTCTAATCTCTAAAAAATCATCAAAATCTTTATGTTCGATTTTTATGTTCACCGATGCCGCACCTCTACGAACCGCTCCTTGATTAGTTGCTAAGATGGTAGAATCGTATATTTTTGCAAATGGTACAATACCATCGGATGTTCCATTACCGGTGATTTTAGAACCCGCAGGTCGTATCATATTGATTCCAATACCAACACCACCACCATGCTTTGCCAACAACATCAACTCTAAATTCTTTGAACCAATCTCATAGATACTATCACCCACATCAATACCAAAACATGAAATAGGCAATCCTCTATCAGTACCAGTATTTGATAGTACTGGTGTAGCTAAACACAACCATCCTTTCCAAATGTAATCAAAAAATTTTGTTGCCAATTGTGGTTTCTCTAATCTTTTGGCTACCGCAGTAGCAACTCTCCAATATGCATCTTTTGGTTTTTCTCCTGCCTGCAAATATGTTTTAGATATAGTCTTTACATAAATCTCATTATTTCCCCAAGATGGAAAATCAACATCTACCTCCCAACCGAGTTCTTCGCCGTAATTCTTCATAAATTTAATTCTTAATTTTTTTAAAATATATCATCCCAATTTTCACCTTCACCTGCTTTACTATAATCAGTAGGTCTGATAGCAAAGAAATCAGTATGTGTCACACCTCCTGTTAAATGGTAGAACCAATCTAATTGAGATGCCTTTTTTTCGGTGTATTCAAAATAGCCATCGCCACCTTTAATTGGGTTATATCCTAACTCTCCTAATTTTTCATTAATTCTTTTTGTAATGAATTCTTTTAGGTCATCTGCTTTAAGGTTTTCTAAATCACCCATTTCAAAAATCTTATCAATAAATTTGTGTTCTAAATCTCTAATTATTTCTGCTGCTTTGTAGATATCAACTTTTGCTTCTTCTAACAATTCAGGATACTCACTACACATGTGTCTGAATAATTGACAACCCATCTTCGAATGCAGTGATTCATCTCTAACACTCCACTTCATTTGTTGTCCAATTCCTTTTAGTAAGTTTCTCATTTGGAAACTATAAAGAACTGCGAATGAAGAATATAATGCCACACCTTCTGCAAATGCCGAAAAGATGGCCAATGAACGAGCAACTTCAATTCTTGCTTTTGGATTAGTTTTTAAATCTTCCGGTGTCCAATCAGCAGTTGTATTAGTCAATAGTTCAAATCTTTCCTTCATCGCTTCATCGTGTAGGAAACCTTCGAAATCATCTAATCCTAATGTTTCATTAAGATATGAATATGCTACTGAATGTATTGTTTCTTGCGAACCAAACGCCATTGCCATTTGTCTAATCTCATGCTTTGGAAACCATTTGGTAACCATGCCTGTCCAATAATCGGATACGGCACATTCGGTTTGAGCAAATCCTAAAAGGATGTTACCAACTAAATGTTTTTCTTCTTTTGTTAAATTTTCATTCCAATCCTTCACATCCATCTGCATAGGGATTTCGGTATGTAACCAAAAAGCCTGCATTTGCTTCAACCAACCTTCGGTATAGTATTCTGGATATTCAAATGGTTTAAATGGAATTCTTTCGGTAAATAATTTGCTCATCTTTAAAACTTTGTTTTGTTATTAAGGTAAGAATAAATAGGATATATACCGTAAAAAATTTTAGGTTCTTTAGAAAATTTTTTCATTAATATTTCTTTAGTTTTTTTTGTTAAAAATAAAGATAGGTTCGTATTTTATACCCTTCCCAGCAATACTGGATAATGCAAGTTTTATTGTTTTTTCTAATACAAATCCTTCTTCTTCCGCTACTCTAATCGTTTCACTTTCTATATCTTTATGTTTAGGAGTATTTGCTATATTTAATAACATTTTACCCCCACTTTTTAAGCCAATATGACAATTTGCCATAGTTTGTTTTAAAAATCCATCCACCCATAAATGTGGTGTAGGGTATTTTTTATATGATTGGGTTTCCTCATCACTATATTTTTCAGTATCGAAATAAGGTGGTGAAGTAAAACACAAATCTAATGAATCTTTTTCTGGTACGAATACTTCCGAACCTAATTGGTGGAGTATAACATTTTTACCATAAAAATTTAGGTCTTTATTTAATTTACCTAATCCCTCATAAGTTTTACCGCTAGGATCAGTTCCTATATACGTTTTACAATTACTCGTTAGGAATCCAATTAATCTACCTCCCCATCCACAACTCATATCCCACACGGTCTCCCCACCATAGTTATTATATATCCATTTAGCAGCCGAAGGTCTGAAATTACTGACAGTTTGGTTGCCACCATATATTTTGAAATTTTGTCTTAAACGATTTAGGGTAAATTTACCATCACTATGTTTAAGATGCCAATTCCAAGTCTTTCTAATAATTTCTTTGAACTTACTATCATCATTCCAATAATCAATTGGTTTCATTTTACTATTACCACATTGAACATCTATCCAATGGGGAAAATAACTCCATGCCAATCCTAAACAATGCATTGTTTGGTCAATATAACCATCTTTAAATAAAGTTGATTCATCAAACTCACTTAAAGATTTCATATCACCAATCATATTATCGGTGGTTGAATGGTAGTGAGGAAATCCTTTTTTTCGATGATACTTAAAAATTATATCTAATGCTGATTGAACATCATCTATTTCTTTTATATTTTGAGTTATTCTTTCATACTCTAAATCTAACTCATCCCATTCTATAAACTTAGCAAAAGTATTATAGTTTATCATTTAACTCATCTTCAAATTTGCTTATAATAATCGGTGATATGTCTTCCCCATCGTCATTTGTAATTTTTAATCCTATTACATTGTATGAAAGGTATTCAACTGCCAATTCTTCGGAAAGTTGGTGGTCTTTTATAAGAATATCTACCATTGATTTATAATCATATATAATTTTTTTAGAATCAACATCATATCCTAATATAGCATTATCAAAATAATCTAATATAGCCATTCCAGCACATATTTCATCAACTAATCCAATTTTATTTTCCATATTACGTTTGTTATTATCCAAAAAATTTATTTACCGTTTCTTTTAATTTAGGGGTTACTTCTACTTTTTTACCTTTTTCTTCTTTGTATGGATTGCCGATTTCGTAATCTATTCTAGTCTCTGCAATTTGAAAATATTCTTTTTCTCTTTCAATGCCAATGAAGTCAAATCCACCTCTTACTGCCGCTTTACCAGTTGAACCACTACCCATAAACGGGTCAAGAGTTGTTCCACCATTTGGTGTTACTAAACGGATTAGGTATAACATTAAATCAGTTGGTTTTACGGTTGGGTGTGTATTATCACCTCCTTCATTTCTATCACCCTTTGATGCTTTCGGGCAATAAAAGAAGCGTGATGCGGCTTCATATTGTTCATCTAATATCTTACCTGCTTCTTCATCAAAGATTACATTAGCAGGAAATCTACCAGTTGGATTATAGTTTTGTGGTTTTAACATTGAGTAATCGCCATAGATTTGGTTTGAACCCATTGTGCTACCGAAATCAGCGTGTTGGTTTTTGTTAATGCTCTCTGCTTTATCAGCTTCACTTACAAAATCAATTCTACTATCATCTATGTTTACACCACCGACACCCCATTCTAATACATTACCTGCTACGTTACCCTTGAAAGGTTTTCTTGCCATTACTATTGGTTCGTGTGCGGGTTTTAATGCAGTTCCCCATCCCTCCCATTCGTTATTTATAATTTGTTGTGTAGTATCATTCTCTATATCTGAACTAAACATTCTACCTTTTTTATAATCAATTTGACCGGTTGGTTTATAATCGTTACCCATTCTTGCTTCACGTAAGGCCTTTGGATTTGATTTGCCGGTCTTTTCTAATGCATCTACTGCTTTACCGATGTTATGTGATTTTGGAAACCCACTACCATATATCCACATAATCTGGTCTCTAATCTCAAACCCTGCATCTTCAATCCTTACTGCCATTCTGTGATAAGTTCTACTACCTGCGAATGATAATAAGTGTCCGCCTGGCTTTAATACCCTCATACACTCTTCCCATATAGCCTGTGAGGGAACATCGTAATCCCATTTCTTTCCCATAAAGGAAAGTCCGTATGGTGGGTCTGTAACAATTGAATCAATAGAGTTATCTTCTAATTCTTTTAGTTTATCTAAACAATCTCCTAATAGTAATTTCATAACTTACCCCATATTATCTACATATTTTTTATGCAGTAGTTGTTTTTGTAAAAGTTCTCCATTCTTAGCTTCTTTACTAGCGATGATTCCATTTGGAGAATTATTTGCATATACTTCTATAATACCTTTATTAGTGTTCATCTTTGCAGGAAATGTCATACCATCTTGCCCAAATCGGTTTTTCATAATGTGAAAACGAGCCGTATCATTTAGTTTATCGGTATCCTTTCTACTAACTGATATAATTAAATCGGCATTCATTACCTTTGCGTATGAATCTGCAATCTTATCTGCCTGAATTACTTCGGAATCAATTGCACTTCTATTTGTTTGCGATGCAGTCCAAATTGGTATTTGATACTCACCACTTAAAGCTCTTAAATCAATATAAATCCCCCCCTGCTCAGCGTAATCAGAATTATTTTTTGAATTAGTTGATACCAATAAATCTGCATAATCTATAATAATTAAATCTGGTTGAAACTTTGTTTGCCTAACCATATCAACGTGCGCAGCAATTGTATTGGCGGTAATACCTTTTGGTGGATAGTATTTAATAATCAATCCTCCTTTTAGTTTATCTACCTTTTCTCTGATTTCATCTTTATGTTCTTTTAAATCAGCTGATGGTATAGATGTGAAAATAGTATCATATCTCTGCCCAACATAATTTTGTGTAAGTTCCAAAGTGTAATGTAATACATTTTTACCTTGTCTTACCGCTTCCGCTCCTATATGTGATAATACCCAAGTCTTACCAACACCGGAAGGTGCTACAATAACTCCTAATTCACCTGGCCCCAATCCTCCATCGGTCAATTCATCAATAACATCCCAATTTGTAGCAACGGTTCTCCTATTTACTTCTTCAAAACGAGCTTCAAGTTCTTCTTTATAATCCAATCCCAAATCAGCAGTCTGCCCAACTTTAACGGCATCCCTAACCATTTTTTCAATCTTTTCAAATTGACCGGTTTTTAATAATTCAACTGAATTTAGGATTACATTTTTAAAGTTTTGGTTTTTACAAAATGTTACAAATTCAGTTTTTACCCATTCTTTATCAGAATGTTGTGTGTTTTGATACACTGCCTTTAATTGCCCAACTACATTTTGTTGTAATGTATTATCGGATATTTTTTGAACTTCGGTTTTAAAGAAATCGGTAGTTGGAATGTTTTTGTATTTGTGAAAATACTTCTTTGTTAAATCAACAATCCATTTATTCGTATCTGCTTCAAAATATTTTGTTTCTAATATATCGGATACTTGTTCTAAAAAAGTTCTATCAACAACTAAATTAGCTACAACCTTTGTTTGGTAACTTTGACCATATTTTGATAGATTATCTACAGCTTCACTCATAGAACAAATATAGAGTTTAAATTTTAAATTTCCAAATTATTTTAATATAAGATTTCCAAATGATGTTCTCAACCAATCATTAACATCTGTCCAATTTTGAAGTATCTTATATTTCATACCCATCCCGATAAATTTCATTTTATCTAATGGCTCAACGTCTTCTCTAAATCGTTCTACAATTTTTAATTTAGTTGTCCCACTTATATCCGGATTATCTAATTGCATTAAATCAAAGTTTCTTTCAATAATGCTTTTGCTATCTATAATTGTTTGAAAAACTTTGTATTTATCTTTTTCAGCTTCCGCTGCGCTTAATAGTTCTTCTATTGTCACTCTCTTTTCACCTTCGAAAAGAGGTAATCTTTTTTGTAATGTTTTTAATCCACACCCCTTTACTCCATCTATATTATCTGATTTATCGCCATCTAAAACCCTATACCAAATAAAGTTTTCAGGATGAATACCATATAATTCAACCAATCTTTCTTTTGTAATCCTTTCTTTTTTAAGTGGATTCCAAACATTTATATTATCGGAAACTAGTTGTAAAAAATCTTTATCAGATGAAAGTATCAATCCTTTTTCTTCTTCGGTTAAAACCTGCTTCGATAAATAACCAATAACATCATCTGCTTCGATATTATCATAAACCATAGTTGTTACAGGTAAAATGCTTAATATATTACCTAACCAACTAATCTGTCGTTTCAAACTAATTTGTTCATCTTCTTCCGTCATCAAATCATCATACTGACGGTTTACTCTGAATTTTACTTTTCTATCCGCTTTGTAATTAGAAAAAGTTTGTCTTCTTTTTTGTGAACCACCTTTGCCATCAAATATAACAACCACTCTCGTTGGATTTTCATTACGAATTACCATACCTAATGATTTTAGAAACCCAACTACACCACCTACATGCTCACCATCTTCATTCATTGTGGGGTTGGTGCTCCAACAACGAAAAAAAGTATTAAGGCCATCTACAAATAAAACTTTTGAATTTCGGGTTCTAATTATAGTATGCTCGTTACTTATTTCATTTAATAAACTTTTATATTTTTCGTTCATCTAAAATTGTTTTTGATTTGTTCAGCGATTCTATCTATTACATCACGCGTAAAATGATGGTATTCATACTCACCAATTTCAAAATAGAATTTACTTGTTTTCAGCGTATCCGATTCATCAAAATTTAAAATATACTTTGATAAATTAGTTTCATTTAATAACGAATGCAAACTTATTGATTCCCCATTATAATCCATATTCAAATTTTCTAATATAACAATTTTAAAATTTATTTCATTATTATTTAAAAAATTTACAATATGGTTTAGTTGAGTAAAGAATTTGTAATAAAAATCAAATAAGTTTAATTGTATATTTTCAGCAAATACATTGAATGATTGAATTTGCCTTTCGGTTAATTCATTTTGTAATCCATTATGGTAGTATTGTGGATGAAGAAAAAAATTATCTGAAACTGAATATAAACTCAATTCATGCAGATTTAATTCTTTGCTTTGCCTAACATCGATATATGAAAATCTATCTAAAAAAGATAATTGAAAAATTATATAATCACCTTTTTTATATTCACTCAAAAATCTTAATAGATTTGTAAAAATATCTGGATTACTTAATCCAGAAATAGAATGATTTTTTTGTTCTAATGTTAAGTGATTAGCTACTCTATTATAGATAGAGAGAGGAGTTGAACCCCTCTCCCTATTATATGTTGAATATGAATCACCAAATACCCATAAGTTATTCATTATTCTACTTCATTCGGCAATGCACCATCAACTTCCATATTATCGATATCATAAGTATCTTTCTTATATTGAAGAATTGTTAGTTCGCAAATTTTCTTGTAAATTTGTTCTCTCAATTCAACATTATCCATCATCATCTTAATGAAATCTTTTGATTGAAATTTGATTATTTCACCGGTATCGGTATCAGTATATTCATACCAAGCACCACCTTGTTTAACTAATTTGTTTTCCTTCATTACTGTCAGCCAACTACCATAGTTATCAATACCTCTATCGAAGAAGATATCGAAATCAGCGGAACGCAATGGTGGCCCTAATCGGTTTTTAACAACTTGTGCTCTCACCGATATACCTACCACTTTATCATTACCACCAACTTTCATTTTAATCTGACCAACGTTCTTCAATCTTAAACGAACCGATGCGTGGAATGCCAAAGCCTTACCACCACTCGTTGTCCAGGGGTCACCGAACATTACTCCTAACTTCTGTCTTAATTGGTTTGTGAAGATGACTGCGATTTTCTGTCTACCAATTGTATTAGTAATCTTTCTCATCGCTTTGGAAATGATAATTGCCTTATCAGTTGCGTAACCATCTTTATCATAATCCGATTCCATCTCTTTTTTAGTTGATGCCGCCGCTACTGAATCCACAACAATTGTAACCAATTTTTGTGCATCTTTTTCTCTAACCTTCTCAATAATAGTTTCAATTGTTTCAAATATATCTTCAACTGTATCTACTGAAACATATAACAATTTGGATACATCTACTCCGATTGCATCAAAGAATTCTCTACTCACCGCAGTTTCAGTATCAATCAATACTGCAATACCACCTTGCTTTTGAGTTTCCGCTAAAAGATGGGCAGAGAGTAATGATTTACCACTCTGCTCCAATCCCGTTAGTTCGGTAATTCTTCCAACTGGAATACCACCATATGGTCGGTTAGAAATAGCAACATCTAACATAGCAGCTCCGGTGGATATCCAACCATTTACATTGGTTGGAGCTCCTTCGGAATCATCATCTAAGAAAAAGGCGATTTTTTGGTCTTTTTGTTTTTTGTTCAGACTATCAACCAAAATGTCTGCTAAATCTGTTTTTGCCATAATCTATATTATTTGAATAAATCTTCGAATGCATCTGCTACTTGTTGAGTAGTTTTAGCTACCGCCGGTTTTTCATCATCCCACGGTAATTCAGATGTTTTAGGTTGTGCCTTTGGTGCTTCTACAACATCATCTAATTGATGAGGTTTAGAATCAAAATCAAACGAATCAGCAACTGATTGTTCAGATTTAGCTACAACCGTTTCCTGAGTTGCAGATGTTTCAGTATCATCAGTTGTGTTTCCACTTAACCAATTCTCTAAAATTTTCTTTAACTCATCATAAGATAATTCAGAATAAATAGATGTTATATCTTTTTGATTTTCCAACAACTCTCTAATTTTAGGATCTTCATCGTGCAATTTAGTAGAGTTAGGTTTTACTCTAATAGTTGTTGTTGGATACGATGCCCCACCTTCTGGTGCAGTATAATCTACTACGATATCTCTACCATTTAATGGATGAGATAAATCACCATAATCAGGGTCTGCAAAATAACCTAATAATTCTTGATAAACGGTTTTACCGAATCCCCAAAACTTAACTCCTTCATGCTCCAATCCTCTTACGATTACGGGTACAAAAGTTCTCAATTTTGGCTCCATCTTTTTAGCTTCTCGATAATCTTCTTTACCACCCATCCTTTTAAGTTTGTCTGCAAACTCTACGATTGGGTCAGGTCTTCCGAATGAAGCAGGTGAAAGATAGGATTTGTTGTTAATGTTGTAGTGAAAATACAATTCAATAAAAGGAATTTCCTTGTTGAATTTGTAAGGTACTAAACGTAATTGGTGTTTTCCGACTGAGGGTTTCCATAGACTGTCGGCGGTCTTTTGAGTGCCTTGCAATTTGTTAAGGCGAGCTCTGATTGCATCAATGTTCGTTGACATAATTTATAGTTTTTAAAGTTTAAAATTTAAGTTTATGTGTTTTACGAATATAAATATTCGGAAATCAAAAACTTAGAACAAATATATGAAATATCTTTCTAAGTTCCAAATGTTTTAGGATTTTTTTACGGAATATTTTTTAGTTTCCTTTCTCCTCACCTTTACCTCTTTATACTTGTCAGCTAATCTCTTTTGTTCGTTGATTTTAGCTAATACCCAATAACCATCCATATGATTTTCATAAAGTTCTTCCCAAAGGGTTAGGTTTTCAGAATAGGTATGTGGTTGAGATTGAGCCCACTTTTTAGCGGCATTAAAACCTTTTGGAGTTGCAGGAAATTCACCTTCTTTAAAAGGGAATAACCAATTGATAATTTGGCGTAACAGGCGTGTCATAAGATGGAGATAAGGAGATTCGCATATAAATATATACAAATATATTAAAACGATAATTTATTTTTTAATTTTACAAGTCAAAATATTCTACCACTATTCCCGCCTCTTTAAACATCTGCTCACTTCTTTTTGCGGAATCCTGCCACTTCTCATTTGTAGCTCCTCTACCCCTTCTCAACACTATTTTAGAAACACCACTATTGATAATCGCCCTCGCACAATCTGCACAACTAATACCACACGTCATATACATTGTAGTTCCTAAAGTTGATACTCCTATTCGGGCTGCGTTGTAAATTGCATTTCTTTCAGCGTGTTCAAACCAAAAATACTTTTCAGGTCTTTCCTGTCTTTCTGCAACATTATCATCTATACCTCGTGGAAATGAATTGTAACCGGTTGATACTATTTCATTATTCTTACCAACAATAACCACACCAATTTGTGTTCGCTGGTCTTTTGATTTGAGCTTTACTTGCTCAGCTATATTAATGAAATACTCATCCCAATTCATTACTTCGCCCATTTACCTCTTTGAACTAATTGAGCGATTACACCATATACTGAAAGGTCTTCGTATGTATCTTGTATAGATTCTCCAACCTCATCTGGTTGTCCCAATACTACTAATTGTTTTAATCTTTGAACTTTATCGTTGATTCTAAACCAAAGACCTGTAAGTGAAAGTTTTATATCATCTTTTGTTTCCAAAGGTGTTCCTACCGAAATGTTACCAGGTCCATAGTTTCTTTGCTTCTTACAAAAGGTTTCATACATTTCCGCTTGAATCTTTGCAAACTCTGCCATCGTTTCGGGATAAACTCTTTCGCAATACTCTCTTGCGGTTTCTTCGTGGATTTCTGTCATTGTATATATTGTTTTCACAAATATACGAAAAAATACTCAATTATCCAAATTATTTACTTTAATAATAATAAATTCTTTGGAGGCTCAGATTCAATATGAGATGGATTTTGGTTAGTTGGTGCAGCAGTTACACAATCATTTTCATCGGGGTCAGATGTGTCAAATCCAGGATTATGATGTGGATTCATAAAACAAGGTTTACTAACGCCATCGGCTATATCATCTCTAACTTTAGTAACAACACCTTCCTTATTTTGTGATACCTCTTCATTGAAATTACTGAATCGGGTATACAACATATCTCTATTATTAATTACCGCGGTCAAATGTAACATAGTATGATGTAATATAACTGCTTGCTCAAATGCTTCTCTATCAGCCCCCTCACACATTGCAACATTTTTCAATGCTCCACTTAAAGTGTTTTTCGCCTGTTTTTGCCCAATTAATCTTATCTTATCAGCCTCTTCCTGCGTAATTATGTTATTTTTTATCGCCCAATCAATCGTATCATTAAGACTTTTTTCAGCCGCAGCTATATCTTCTTTTTTAATGTTCAATTGCCCCTTTTTATCCTTTGGATACGCTAATGAATATATAGATTGAATACCTAATAATTTTTCTTGTGTTTCAGGATTCTTATAAACTGTCTGCAAAATTTTTGAATAATTAGCAGAACCACCACCACCTTTATACTTAACACTCAATCCTCCAACGAATGTAACGGTAACGGCATAGAATTGTAAGTTCTCTGCAATAGCCTCTTCCATAGTTTGCCCATCTTTTGGCTTCACATTAAATTCATCTGGCATTACAATTATATCAGCAGTTTGAAAATTTTCTGATGCAGGGAAATAAACTTGCTTACCTTCTGATAAGAATTGTAATCCTGCTTTAATTTCCGCAAAATCTGCTACCGCATCTTTGAAATCTCTTGAATTTCCCATATCTACTAATAGTTGATTCAATAATTTCTTATACTCCTCTCTCGCGGTTTCATCGTTTTCTAAATCACTATTAGTATTTAATTCTTTTAATTTATTTAGAGTATCAAATACTTTTTTATTTTCAGGTGTATCTGGAAGATTTTCTTTACCAAACATTTTTCCATACTCTTCCAATTCAGTTGTAAAGCGTTTGATTGCACCATCTATTATATTATTGGCGGTTTGTTTACGGCCTTCTGGATTTGTTACATCTCCGAAATTTGCCATAGGTATTTTACCTCCTGACTCTTCACCTATTTTGGCCAAATCACCTAATTTCTGATTATAGGCCATTGTTTGTAACGCCAATAAACGGGCCTTTTTAGCAGCTTCCTGTTGAGTGAATCCTTGCTTAACTAATTGTTGTGTAAGGCTTTCTTCATCAATTTCTTTAAATCTTTTGAATTCCTTTCCACCAATATTGACTCCATTTTTTGTTGTTGAAATTTCAACCATCATTTCCGGCTCATCAGGATTTACCGAACTCGCCATTTTCTTTGGATTCAATACCTTTTTACCAATAGCTCCTTCGGAAGATCTACCTACATTCAATCCATTTTTTAAAGCGAATGCCCTAACGGCTTCACCCATAGCTACATTCTTTTTCTTTAATTCAATACTCTTATATCCTTGTTGTGGATGCCTACCAGCTATTTTGTTAGCAACATATATTTTAACGTCACCAGATACAGTAGTAACAAATTTAAAGACTTGATTAAATGTTTCTTTTTCACCATCTGATAAATCTTCACCATTAAAAACCTTTTCTACTAATGACTGTAAGACATCTTCTTCAATTGAAATAGGTTTCCCATCCTCACCAATTAAATTTAATTTACCATCAGTAAGCATTTGTGTAACCAATTTACTCAAATCTTTTTTCTTCTTAGCAATAAATTCTTCACCCTTTTTTCCAGCGGTTGAACTTAATGCGGCTTTAAATGATTCGGGAGCTTCTGTTGTCACATCTTCCGCATCCGCTTTTTGAGTTGCCTCAGGTTGATCCTCAACATCAATTGGTGTTACTCTAATTTCATCCCCACCAGGTAATTGCTTTGTAACAGTTTCTTCGAACAATAGACCTATAAACTTTTCGTTTTGGTTTTCAAATACTTCTCTTACTACACTTTCTGATTTAACATATTGTGCAGGCCCATTAGGAGTATCTGAATAATAGTTCCCCCCAATTGGATAAATTACTCCACCTTCTTTTTTGTTTGGTTCTTTTGGTTTTGGTTGCTCACCATCATTAGCATCTGCTTTCTTTGCTGCTATACCCTGCTCTTCCGCAAATTGGTTACACATTGGGATGGCATCTTTTATATCCATATCCACTACAATCACCTTCATATTGGCAGGTTTCCCAGCTTTAATAGCCGCAGATGTAACGGCTGCCCATCTATGGTGTCCATCGATTACGAATCCATCTCTACTTACATAAATTGGTGCAGTAATACCAGGATTTTGAGGGTCTTCTTCTAACGCCTTCGTCATTCCTGCTACTTTACTACCAACTAATTCACTTTGAGTTGCTTTTAATTTATCGGAAGGTAATTCGGTTTCAACGGTTTTAATACCCTTCTCCTTTAACATTTTTTTGAAAAGAGGTTCGGTATCTACTTCACCTTTACTATCTTTCGGAAGTTCTTCAGCGGGAGTTCCAGGTAAGGGTTTGCCTTTGAATTGTGGCATCTCTTCTCTCGGAATTCCTTGATTATCATCACAATATAAGTTTGTACCAGGAACTGTTACCTGGCAAAGGTTAAAATCTTCACCCTTATTCGCTTTATCCGCCAACTCATCAATCTTCATAGAAATTTCTTCTCTCTTATCGGCAGGTATTTTATCTAAATCAGATTCTTTACTGAATACTTCTTTATCAGCATCGGGTAATTCTTTTTGTAAATTTCGTAAGGATTGGGGTTTAAAAGTTTCATCTTTTTTCTTATTTCTTTCTCTCCACATTCCAACGTGAGAATTACCCATCGTAGCAATTACAGTGTATCCTTTTTCTTCCCCTTCTTTTATTTTTCTATCTAACTCCTTTTGTCTATAATCATTAAATGCCTTTTGACCTTTGGATAAATCAGTTTCACCATAGTTCTGATCATCTCTATAATTAAGTTGATATAGGTCTTCTTTTTGTTCTAATGTAAGGTTATTCCAATCTACATCACCATCAAACTCTTTACTTCCACCTTTTCTCGCTTCTCCCTTAATCCATTCTTTCGTTTCATCAGTAAGGTAATCATCGGCATCCAAATCATCTCCCTGTCCAACCATATTTGTCCAAACCGATGCCATTGCCTTTTCTTTATTACCATCAAATGATTTGGCTATATCATCAAAAATAGGTGAATCGGAATTCCTTACATCACCATTTTCATCCCAACTCTCTTCTTTGGCATTATCAAAATGTTCTAAACACGCGTCTCTTAATTCAGCCTGCTCTCCAACAAAATCAATTTTACCATCATCACCTAAACCAACTCCACCTTCACCAACAAACATTACTTTTGCATCTTTTGGTAAGGATTTAATCTTTTCTATTGTATTCTTTGTGCTTTCATTCCCCTCACCATGCTCAACTCCGATAAGTAGAGAACCGTTTTCAGTTGTTTCAGCATCCAACATATTCCCATCACTATCCTTTTGAGATGTCAATTCTTTTGCAATCTCCTCATTTTTTTCAGTAACCTTCTTTTTTAATTCGGCTTGAAATTCAGGATCATCCTTTTGCTTTGCTTTTAATATATCCCTTTTTCTCTTTGATGAACCTGCTCTCGCTCTATCTCTCGCCGATGCATCAGGATTGTTTAAAACCTTTTCGGGTTCACTTTTAATTGCATCTTCTTTTTCTTTTTCTTCCGGACTTTTTTCTGCAGGTGGTTGTTCGGTTGGTTGTTTAGAATCAGTTGGCTCTTTTTCATCTCCTCCACCTAATTTTTTTTCAAACTCTGCTTTTTCTTCTGGAGTTACGGGTCTTAAATTACCGTTATCGTTTTTAAATTCTACTTCCCCACCTTCTTTGGATGAATAGTAACCACCCCCTAAATGAAACTTACCAGGAAAATCTTTTGATTCACCTTCACCATCACTCTGCGGCTTTTTTGGGGGTTCGGCTTCATTAATAAAAATTTCAGATATGATTCCCGCATATCGTCCATATCCTAACTTGTAACAACACTCTATTAGATTCTCAACCTGCACCTTTTCTTTCAACGAAGGTATAGGGTATTTTTGAGAATGCTCTAATAAAATTTCATCTATTATTTTATTAACATCAATCATTTTTTCTATTAATTGAATTCAATCTTTTGGAATATTCTTGTCGGTATCTTTCTAATACCAGTCGCTCCGGTTAGAATGATTGAGTTTTTAAATTTATCCCAATCTAATGAAAAATTTGTATCTAACACTCCACCATTTTCTTCTTTAATAAGTTGGTTTAAAGCGTTAATAGTATATAGTGTGTTTGATTGTTTTTTACGATGAACTAAAATCGTATTTTCTAATTGAACCGGCGGCCTAAAATCAACATCTATATTATAAGTTATATATAACTCTTCTAACGAAGTTTTATTTTGCAGGATGTAGATATAGTTGTAAACAATTTTATAGTTTTCTCTAACTTTTTGAAGTATATCTTGTAAACTATCCGTCTCCGCAAATGTGCATAGTAACTGTGTTTTCATTTAAAAATAATTAATACTTTTTCTCACATATAAGTATTAAATATTTCCATAAGTCTTACTTTTTAACACTTCAATCGGAGCAATGGTTTCCAAAATTGCTTTTATTTCATCTAAAATAGCTGTTTCCCCATCATCAACATCGAATAAAAACGAATCATAGGTATATAAAACCAATTTGGTTTCTTTGTATTTAAGTAATTTATTAATCTTTTTAATTAAAAATGCATTTGTTTCGGTTTCCAGCGATTGCAAATAATAGTTAAATACCTTTTGCGGATTATGGTTATCAATTCTTTGGAAAGGAATTCTTTTTCCAACCTTTGTTTCCAAATAACCATTAATCAAAAACCTCTTATACATCTCCTTAATGAATACATCCGTCTTTTGGAAGAATGGTATTTCTAAATTTTCTACATCTATCCCACCATATAATTGTTGGAAAGTAAGTTTCTTACTATTAAGGTAATCCTCATCACTTAATACGGTTTTCCCAAAATATTGTTTGCCCAACCATTCATGTGCGGAATCTTCGGGTATAGATTCTCCTACTAAATTTGCTATCAGACGGACGTGGTATCCATCGAAATCGTATTGAACTAATTCACCCCTTTTAGAAACGATATAATCTCTACTGCCATCCGATTTATTTAGTGCGGAGTAGTTTACCCCTCCGAAAGTATTTGAAGGTCGCCCTGTGGTTGTAAAGTTGTTGTAGAGGGAGTATTCATATCCAAATGTAGTTGGTATTCCATTCCCCTCTATCTTTTGGAATTCAGGTAGGACTAAATGATTGTAAAACTCATAACCCCCAACCCCCTTTGTATCCGCATACTTAATGTTTTCTTTTACAAAATCAGTTACATATTTAATGAGTGTGCTGATTGGTATAAAACTTAAATCATCTCTATTCCGATACCCCTTTGTAAAAGAATTATATATCATATCATACTCAAATGTTTTGAATTCTTTAAGATGATACAATACATCTACACTATGTGAGTTTGGTAGGTTTAACTGATGTAGAAACCATTTACTATCAAATATAAATTTAGGTGCATCGCCCGAAGTCAATGCTCCTAATGGTGCATCTACCACATCATTATGTCCATTCGTTAAAACATAACAATCATCACCGATAAAAACAAAAGCACCCAATAGTTTATTCACTATGGGGTGCTCTTTTCTATTTTGGAATAAGGGAAATATTACACTTTTTTTAGAAGTGTATTCTTTTAGAAATTCTTTACCGCTTTGTTTGTTCTCTACGAATTTTACCATAGGAAACAAATATACGAATAATTTTTAAGAATTCCAATACTTTTCTTGCAAAGGTTTCAATTCGATTGGCTCTCTTTTCATATGTGAACCCTGATTGAAGTATGCTCCTTTTTTTAAGTAACCACCTAAAAAGTTTCTTCTGAATCTCTTTGAGTCATTCGCTTCTGAACCATGCACACAATGAGAATGTAATAATACAACTTGTCCCTTTTTAAGAACTCCTTCTACTTTACGAAAATCATGTCCCTCCGGCATTACACACGGTTTACCTCTTTCGTTTCTCCAAAATGATGGGTTAGTTTTTGTTCTCTCCTCATCAACTTCAATTGGTAAGGTTGGTAATCTATGAGAACCTTCGTAATTCCATACTGCCCCATTCCCCGCGTCATGATTATCTAAAGCCAATGCAGTATTGATAATTTCGTTGTGTCCACATCCTGTATAGAATGCATTTTGGTGCATATCTCTACCCAATTGTCCCGGTGGTTTAAAGTATGCCCAAGTTTGCATACCAACTATCTCACCTTCCATTAAGAATTCACACGCCTCGATAATCTTTGGATGAACAAATAATTTTTCTAATTTTTCAGAAATCTTATGTGGATATGCAAATGGATCCCACTCACCCCAATCTTTTCCTTCTGGTGTTAGTGTTCCTTTTCTTTCCTGTCTTAATCTTTCTAATTCATCGTTGATTTCATCACACTCTTCTTCAGTTAATAAATCTAAAGTGGTGAAACCTCTATACCTCCAATCGAAGGTCATTTGTTGGATTTCTAAATCCGATAGATGTTTAAAATTTGCCATATAACTTTGTTGTTTATTTATAACTATACTAATCTATGAAATTGTTTTGTATTTACCAAATATAAATTCAATTCTGGTATTATTTTTTCTCCTTCTATAATTGATAATGAATTTACAGTATGAACCGATGGGATATATTCACCATTTTCAGTATATGTATCTTCTAAATCACCGGTAATTTTCCAATTTATTTTTACACCAACATAATAAGGAGTATCTGAATAATCAGCATATGTATCCTCACTTATTTCAAATATAGGTGCACCGGGTGTAGCTCTCATTTGAGTAAAATACCTTCTAATAAAACCTATTTCATAATCTCTATTATTTGGATTAGGGAAATATGCTTTAGGTGTTCTATTCTTAATAGGTATTGTTTTTAATTTTTTATAATTATCAATCATAATTTACTTATAAAAAGGTCTAAAATGACTCTTAACATCCGTAACCCATTGCTTACCATCAATTTTGTGGGTTATTTCTTCTACCTGAAATGCTCCTCTTCCAATACCATATTGTGGAGGTAACCCCTTTACACTAAATAGATGACCGACTTGGAAACCACTCATACCTAATACACTAAAATCAAATCCTACTGGTAAAGTTCTTCCATTATAAACTTCACCCCCTCCGGTATATCCCAAATCTGCTTTTCTTATGTCGTTAAATTTTCTTTTATTTAAGAAACTACCACATATCGCCCATTCATCCATATTACCATCTTCTATATCTGCAACTGAAATTATTTTGGGGTTTACTAATAATTTTATATTTCTTCGGAATTCAATCCATTTTTGTTTAGGGTCTTCTTCCTCCGGAGTTTTTACGGTAGAATCATATGCTTCTTTATTCAATTTTCCTAATACAACATCTTTTTTAGATGAAAATATTCCAGTCAATTCATTGGTTGATTGAACGTTATCAACTGATTTTTCCATATACACTTTACTAGCCATTTCTTTCGGAATGTCTAAATTAAAACTCGCATTTAAAAAGAAACTATTTGTCCCAAACATATCAAATACTTCAACATTTGATCCACCATTTCCACTTCTTACATTTCTTAAATTTGCATCAGCAATTCTTAATTTTGTTGTACCTGAATTATCTTCTAGTATTTGAAACGACCAAAGCCCTTCTACTGCTTCTTCCATTTTTTTTAAAACACCATCTAAAACTTCTTTTATTGGAGTGGTTTGATCCTTTAATGCCTCCATTGCCATTTCATTTTCGATATAAACATCCCCAATCCAACCATGTTTACCGGCTGGCAAAGTTACCGATTGACCTTCGAATGTCACCGTAGTAGCACCGGTCTTTGGAAATGATCTACCATTTACTGATGTATCCAATGCAGTTCCGGATGGAGCACCGGATGGATTTAATAAAATAATATCGTCCAAATAATTGTAACAAGTCGAATTAGGAATAAAAATTCTTTCATCGGTAGAAAAAATTCTAGAAAATCCACCAATATAAGTGTTTGAAATGTCTATTGAGAAATCAACATTAGCCGAACTTAACTTAATTCTAGCTGCATTCATCAATTTAATAAATGCATCAAAACTCATAAATTTACCCCCATTGATTGGATTATCAGCATCAGCTGCTTCAAAAGATTTTCCCTTAAATGTCAAATTACCACTAAACCATCCTTCACTAGTTTCCTCCTTTGCTTCAGTAACTAAACTTTCATTATAATTTATAAAATCAGAATCATACTTAAATGTATCTTCTATTTTAAGAGTATTATTATTTCTTAATTCATCAGGTAATTGATCGTAACAATACACCCAATTTAATTTTCTATTTCTACTTTGTTCTAATGATGCTTTACCATCCGGATGGCTTAATGGTTTTATAGGTTCGGCAGTTGTTGTCGGTGTTACAGTTTCTCCACTTTTTCCCATTAAAATTTCTCCTAACGAAACCATCTTTACATCAACATCAAATTCTAATCCAGATATAGTTGATTCTCCTCCACCGATTATTCCAACGAAATTATCATAACAACCTTGATTGGCCGCTCTTATACTATTTAATTCAGCTGCATTTCTATTGTATTTTTGAACAGTACCCGCACTTACATCAGTTGGCCCAATTGCTTTATTTGTTCTAACTGAATAATTCCAACCCCATTGAACATACACACTTATACCGGGTTCTAAAAAATTTTGTTGAATCAATCTTAATTGCTCCGGTGTAAAACATTTTATTTTTAATGTGCATCTCCTCAACGTTCCCCTACTAGCAAAATCCACAGAGAAATCCGTTATGATGGGATTAGGTCTATATCTCCATTCAGAAGTATTACGATAAGCATCAGTTGAACTACCATCAAATAAAGTTGAATACGAATCAGTTCCTATTGAATACCTTCCTTCTAAACTTGTTGTTGCTTTAATCCAAGGCACTAATTTTGATAGCTGAACATTATTTTCTGATGATCTAGCCCTTAACTCACTTACTATATATGAATCTATACTTTTATAAAAAGGAAACGCCATTAGTATTGATTTATTATATCAAATTTATTTTTCGGAATTCTTAATTGCAATCCTGCTTCTAACCCAATATTTACACCATTCAAATTATTAGCGGTAGCGATAATCCACCATAAGGAACTATCTTTATAAAATTCATTTGCTAATAAATCTAATCTATCAGTTTCTTGTGTAATAATGTATATATCATCATCCTTTTTGGGAATAGTTTTGGGTATAGATGTCTTTAACACCTTTTTACCATCATCCAATCTCTTTATATTTTTTAAGTTATATCTCATTACATTACTTTTTTACCGTATCCATAAAGATTGAAATCAGTAGTAGCTTTTGTTTCTATGAATGTAAGTGTTGTGGTTATACTTATAATTTTAGGTAATTTATAGTTATCCATATTATAATTACCATTACTTACCTGATTTCGTTGTATTTCAGTATTTACAATATTTGAACGTTTTAAATTTTTATCATATATCTCATTTCCCTCAATTCGAGTCGCCCTAGCTGGATACACTCCAGATGCATCAGATTGAACATCTAATCCAAGTTCACTAACCTTTGCACCTTTACCATTTTCTTTTGAATTTTCTTCACCATTTAAAGCACCACCGTAAAATTTCTTGCCAAATTCAGTATTATATGTTCCGGCTTTTGTCTTTAATAATCCACCACCTAATTCCCAAAGATTTTCTGCATCTTCTATTGAATATGATAAACTATCAACAAAACAGGCTTTTTTGTTGTAAATATTTCCATATGTAAAATATAATAAAGTAGGTTCTACTATACCTGCATTGTATTGATATGGATATGTGCAATGAGCTAAAAATTCCAATCTTCTCCACATCATTACTAATTCAGCCTGAGACATTGAATAGGCCTTTAAGTTAAAACTTACCTTTCTTTCTATTCCGCTATAATTGTAAAAACTAAATGGTGAACCTAACATTTTTGTATTTTCCCAACTCGGAGAAAATTGTTCGTTAAATCCTGTCATTGTGGCTCTGAAAAAGACAGATGCACCATCATTTACTCTTTGAAATTTTAATGGTATTAAATCAACTTCATCTAATGTTCTACCATTATATTTTATTGTCTTTAATTCAGATTCAGCTAATCTTCCAGTTTGATTTAAAATATCTCTATCTGAAAATAAACCTCTTCTGTTATCTAATTTATTATCATATACTTTTTCAGTATTATTATGATATGATCTTTTAGTAGTATCAGTCGAGTACCTATCTTTTTTCCAATTATTTTTTAGTAAATAATTAGGTTTAATAAATCGTAGAATCTCATTTTCTTGAAACTTTTTCTTTTTTGCTTCATCGTTTAATTCACTAGCTTTTCTACCAAATGAATAACCCCTATCCGGTGTATTAAACTTATCAATTAAATCTTTTTGTGAAGGCTCTCCTCTTTTTTGGTGAGATGTATTTTGAGATAATTGGAATCCATATACGATTTCTCTATTTGCAAATCTTCGCGGTGTTCCAAATAGACCCCCATCTACACTTCTATCTAATCCAAAAACAGGTGAAACTTTTGATATATCGAATGATTGTAAAGAACCTCCTAATGTTAAATCCTTCATCGAATCAGAATATGTTCCTCCGTTCTCATCTTCGAAGTATTTTTGATTAAAATTATCTAAACTTCCAGATGTTACGGGAATAACTCTACTACCCAATAATGCACTTCTTATCGCACTCTTTGCTAAATTAATTCCTTTTCCGAATGATTGTTTAGCCAATTGATTCGGAGTTCCCGCACCAGTATCTTTCAAAAATCTACCTAATTGTGACCCTCTGGCATCTTTTCTGATTTCTGCTAAATCAATCATTTTATTAGGAGTTCTTCCTTCCTTAAATTCTTTTGTATTAATTACATAAGTTGGAAAAACATTCTGAGGAGTTCCTAATGTTTTATTTACAAACCCAATTCCTTTTTCTATAAACTTTCCTATTTTACCTAAACTGATTTGTTGATTAGGATTTTTAGAAAGTTTCATTGCATCAACATCAGATGTTTTTTGAGTTGTAATTCTTATTATTTCAGTTCCGTACAATGTCGGTGAATTAACTAACCTCATAGGTCTCAATCCACTCAATTCCTGCTCTAATGCAGTTTCTCTTAAAGGATCAAATCTCTTTTCAATAGAGTTTCCTAATTTGTTTTCTCTATCAATAAGAAATTGACCTCTATCAGCAATATAAGAAGTTGCCTTATTTTGAGGTATTTGTTTATTCTCTTTAGAAGATTTAAATAATTCTAATATTGTAGGCATCTTAATTAGGTTACTGGATTTTTACTTGCAACACTTGCAATTTTAGATGTAACTAATTGACCATCTATGTACACATTTCTATTTGCCATAAATGCTGCTTTTAATTCTCTTAATTCAGCAATAACTCCTTCCATAGAAGTCCCTCCACCTTGACTCACCGTATCTGCTAATGCACCTGGATTTTTTGTTGCTATTAAGAAATCATCCGGTGAAGTAGAAATTACATTACCACCTGGTGAAATAACACCATCTTGTACACTTTCAGCTTTTGTAGTAGCTCCTTCGGTTTGACTATTCATTGCAGCTGCTCCAGCCGCAATACCACCTATAATTGCAATTGCACCGATACCTAATGTTAATGCAGACATCGTACTAATTGCTGCGATGGCAGATGTTATTAAACCTGCTGCAAATGTCCAAACTGCTGCAATACCAGCAAACAATGCTCCTAATAATCCAATAGCCAAACTAGATACGGTTGCAATTACAGTGGGTAAAATACTAATAACCCATATCGCTGCTAACGTACCAACTAATCCAACAATTGTAGCCATCACAGGCCCCATTTCTTGTAATTTTTTAACCATTCCTCCAAAACCATCTTCTACCAATGCCTTTACGGTACCAACCAAATATCCTATCGGAGAAAAAACAGTTTTAATTAAAGAACCTATAAAATTTAATGTTGGAACTAATACACCTGCTAAGAATTTGGCCACTTGTGATAATCCTATTAAAAACATCGATGCCATTGGTGCAAACAAATCGGTAAATGCCGTTCCGATTGCACTCATACTATTTTTGAGTGATCCCATAGCATCTTGCATCTTTTGTTGTTTAGCCAATCTTTCAGTTTGGGCTTCTAAATCTGCTTCACTTACATCTGCAATATCTTTACCACTTGCAATTAAATCATTTGCCGCTGCCAATCTTGCATCATCTAAACTACCAAACTTATTATAAATTCTTTGAGTATTCATCAAAGTATCTAATTCTTGACCGGTAGCATCTACTAATGCCTGTTTCTCATATGTAGACATCTTACTGATATCTCCAACACTTGCCAATTCTTTTGTTAGTTCTTTTTGCATTCCTAACAAATCTCCGGTAAATGCCAACTCTCTAGCTTTTGAAAAATCTAAGTTAGTTCCTAATAATGCAGATGCTTCTAATTCTTTTGATATACTTTCTTCAAAGTCTAAAAGTTTATTAGCGCTTGCGGTCATATCTTTAATAGAAGCACCCATTTTAGCTGCATAAACTGCTGCTTTTACTAATTCCTGTGGTGAACCTCTAAAATATTGATATGCTTCTCCGGCATTTTCTGCCATATCTTTGATTACCTGATCAGGAGAAACTCCAACCATATTGGACATTTCTACCGCTGTCATGGTTAATGATGTAGCAGCTGCTTCAGAAAATCCTCCCATATTTTGGAAAACCTTATTTACTTCTGAAGCACTTTTTGCATTCACACCAAAGTTTTTACTCATTACTGCTAATGCCGCAACAGTACTTTCTGCGGGTATTGACATCCCATCCATTGCAGTAGTAAAATCACTCATTATTTTACCAACATCTTCCGCACTAACACCTAATACTCCAAACTTATTACTAACATTTTTAATAGTGTATTCAAGTTCATGCAAATCGGCAGTAGCTAATCCTGTTGTAGTTTTAAAATCGGTTGCAGCTTTTTCCAAATCATGCATTCTATGCCATCCCAATCCAATTGCGGCACCAATGCCAATAATACCGATTGCAATAGGCCCTAACATTCCGGCAAATCTCATTGCCAATTTTCCAGCATCTCCTAATCCTGCTTTTATACCACCAAAAGTAGCCTGTGAGAAACTTTTTCCACTAACCAATGAAGATTCAAATGAACGTTTAAAACTCATTTTAAATTTATCGGCAACTAATCCAAACATTCTTTGTGATTTTTCAGCGAATGGATGAAATGCATTTTTTAATTTTTCACCGATAAATGGTATATCTCCTAATCCATGATCAATAGCATGAAATACATCATGAAATTTATCCTTTACACCATCTACAACACTATTTACTCTTCCTAATATTTTTGCCGCATCTTGCTGCTTTTGTAATATACCCTGTAAAGCAGTTAATTGTAATTGATAATTTTTTAATAACTTTTGATTTACACCAAAATTTTGAGAAGACATATTATTTGCATTCTGTGTTAAAAGATTGATAGCTGCTTGCAAATCTTTCTCATTTTGTAAATCGCTAATTATATCTTTTGTAAGAGATATTTGTGTTGAAAGTTTTTTGTTTCTCTTATCGGTTTGAGAATCCAATTCTGACAGGGCATCGCTCATCTTTCCCAAAAGAGATTGAGTCATTCCAAGTAATTCATTATATTCTTGTTGTGATTTATTTTGATGTCCGTGTTCTGCCATTTATTATAAAATAATTAATAGTCTAATCCTAAAAATTTTCTTACATCCGTTGGTATAGATTTTTTTACCAATTCTTTATCTCCTCCCGATATCTTTTCTATTCTATCTTTAACATCTTCTACACGCTTATCAGCATCTTCTACTGCTTTTTTTAATTCTTTATCATTTAATAAAGCACTTTTCACTCTATTTACAAAGAATTTAGCCAAAAAATTACTCTCGTTTAACCACTTACCATGAGTTTCTTTGAATAATTTCGCTTCCGTTTTTGTGATTTTCATTTTAAAATAGTTTATCTCTTTTATAAATATCATATAAAATAAAATGAGAGTTATCTATTAACTCTCACTTTAGATGGGGTTTTTGGCATTGATGATTTTTTTACAGCTTTATTATTAGCCTCATTTTCTTTCTTTTTAGCATCTACCAATTTGTTGTAATAAAAATTTCTCAAATGTATTGGCATATTGTAGATTTCAGATTGAGTGAATCCACCATTACCATAATAACATATATCAAAAATTTGAGAATGTAATATTACTGAATAATTAGATGGAAGGGTAAAAAAACCCTACGCCCATAGGAATCGGGCGTACCTCCTTTTCTCCACTCTCGGGGTCTTCATATTCATATTCCATTACTATATCTGGCTGAAAGGTTTTTATAAACTCTCTCAAAGCTCTAGTATCTCTTGTTACGAATTTATTATTAATAAAATCTATAATACTCTTTGTATCAGTTTTTCCATCAACTTCAACTATGATGAATCTATATCTAGTTGTTAATTCGGCACTTACTCCACTTTTATTCAACTTAGAAAGTGCTTTAATTTCCTCATCGATTTTTTGCTCATCACCATGTGATAACAACTTTATCACTAAATTATAGCCCGATGGGGTTTTGAAATTATATCTATTATCTCTTCTTAATATTGATGTATCTATTTCCTTTGTTTGTACTTTTGATAAATCAATTTTTACCGTTTCCTTTTCGTCTCTACTATTTAAAATCTCAACTTCATATGAAGGACCATATGCTAAGATTCTTGTTGCTAGCATAATAGCGTTTTTATCACCAACTATGATATCAGCTGGATTAATATCCTTATCAACGATAATTGATTCGAATAATTTATCTAAAACTATTCCTTTTTTAATTAAATTTTGTGATGCTAAAATTTCTTCTTCTTTAGCAGTCATATACTTAATTTCAACCGTTCCTTTTGATAGAGGATTAGATTCGGGATAAACTTTACCTTCTGATGGTAATGATATAACCTCCGTTGGAAAATCGTATTTTTGTTCTTGCATAATAAAACTATATTTTGTATATAGATATATATAACGTTTTTTAAAAATAAAAAATAGTAGAGATTACTCTCTACTATTTTACACATTTACTATTTTAATTCTACCTTATGCCGCTTCAATTAAGGAAATCGGAACGATAAACACACCCCCACTCTTTACACTTAAAGTGGCTTTGGTTCGGTTAATCTTATTAATAGATAACTCCTTACCAGCCAACTTAGGGTGATTTACCCTAACATTCATACCAACTCTCAACCCCACTTTTTTCTCTAATGAAGCAATGGTTCGTTTTTGTTTAATTAAATCCACTACTAACGAATTAATACTACGCAATTCTTCAATTGATAATTTTGATAATTCTGAATAGTTCATATCTTTTATATTTTAAGTTTTAAATTTTATTACAAATACATATTAGCTTCAGCAGCCCAATTCTCATTTACCAAATACCAATAAGCATTGTTTAAGTAAATAATAACATAACCACTATCATTCTCATCTAAACTAATGATTCCTTTTTTAACCAACGAACCCAACGCACCTCTAACACTTTTGGTTGAGATTCCTATATCCTCACTTATATCTTTCGCATCTACATCGGAAAAACCCGGTTCAGCGTACAACATTGAAACATAAGATTCCATTACTTTAAGTTCCAATTCGGTTAATTCTACATCAATCATATTTTTCATAACTTATCTCTTTTGATTACATAATAAAGGTAGTAAATATATTTGGATTTTCCAAGCATTTTCTCATATTTATTTTTAATCTCTGGAGTAAAATTTCAAACTCATTATAACATTATCAGGCTTTGTAGCCAATACATCCTCTATATGTTTATTAGCTCTTTCTCTCGCTCCGAAGTGTCCAAACTCCATCACATCATAATAACCAAGCGTTACCTTATAGAGGTGGGTAGGGAACTTACCACTACCATAGTGTACTCTATGTTCAATGTTACTACGTTTTACATTTGGTAGCTTCATCAACGAAGTGATTCGGTTAGAGGAAGCATTGACGGTGAAGAAATCGAAGTCGTTCATATTTTTAGGGGGTTAGGGTTATCTCTCATCTCTTATTACATAGTAAATATAATAAATATATTTGGATTTTCCAAGCATTTTGTAAAATATTTTTAAAAATTTTTTATTGAAAATCAATCAGTTATGACAAAAAAAGGGATACTTTTTGAGTATCCCTTTTGAAATGTATATTGAGAGTAATTAGAATTCCAATATTGCGTAATCGTAAGTTAAAGTTACGGTAATCATTGCCGGGTCAGTTGCATTCGCCCAATCTAATTCACCAAAGTTAGCTTGCGATATAAATGCTCCTTTTAATTTCCATTGTTCAATCTTATCACCTACTGGCCCTAACATATAGAAATCTACATCTTTTTTGTAAAATTCAGCATATCCATCTCTACCTGTCAAAGATTCGTGAGAAGTTCTTACCCACTCCATTACCGCCTGTGCTCCTGATGGAACAATTGGGTCATAAAGAGTGATTTCTAAATCTTGCCACTCACCTTTACCTTTTAACTGTCTTTTGATGTTGATGTGGTCTAATGTTACCTTTTCAAATTGAATTGTAGGTCTGTTACCAGCCTTTACTAAATATGAAGGGATACCGTCAACTTCGAAGATGAAACGATTCTTCATCTTTGGTTCGAAGTTCGTATAGAACATCTCGTTAAATTCTAATACTTCTGCCATGTTATATTAATCTTTTATATAAATATTACTTTTATTCAAATTATACATTAAATGTTGCTCCTGTCGGTAGAATGTTGAAATCAATTGTAATGAATTCCGCAGTCTTTGCAGGTTGTAAGAAGATAGCTCCAGCTAAAATGTTTCTATCTATTACATCTGGTGTATTATTTGTTTCATCCATAACCACTCTGAACGCGTATAAACCTTGTCTTTGTTGAACACTCTCTAAATAAGGGTTTACAGTGTTTAAGAATTTACTTCTAGTTTGTGCAGTATTTTGTTCGAATACTAAGAATCTTGATGTTGATGCTACAAACTTCTTTAAGTTAATTAACAATCTTCTTACATTAATTCTATCTAATGCAGATGCTTTATCTTGTAAAGTTTTCTGTCCGAATGCACTAATACCTTGTCCAGGAAATGTTGCAATTGGGTTTACTTTACTTTCGTATAATGTATCTCTTTCAGATTGCGTTAATCTATTTACTACTTGCACAGCTCCACTAATTCCACCTCTATTCAAACCTGCTGGTGCGAACCATTCTGCACCCAATCTATCATTTTGTGCAAATGTTCCTGCCATTAATACTGAAGGTGGTACTGCTACTAATTTATTTGTATTTACATCAATTGTTTTAATCCAAGGGTAGTAAGTTCCGGCATAGTTAGTATCTTCTCCTGCTGCCTGCTCAACTACTTCAGCAATTGTCGCATCTGCTCCAGCGAAATCAGCAATATAGAATACATCTTCTCTCGTTTCACAAACATCAATTGCTTTAGTTGTTACATAAGGATGCCACTGTCTTATGATACCAGGTGTAATTAATAAGTTTATATCAAATTCATCCTGATTTGAAATGGCGTTTAATGCTTTTGCATATGATACTGAGCCTGCTGCTGTTGAGGTGGAGCAATCAAATCCTTGTGTATTAGTCCCATTTATATCTGCTCCCTTTTTAATTGTTACAGTAGGGTTTTGTCCATTAAATCCTCCCTGCAAAGCCACAACAAAGTTTCTTTCTGCGATGTGAATTGAATTATTTGTTTCCGAAGAACCTGATGTTACATTAATATTATATTCATTTGAAACTGAATTAGAACCACTACCATCTAATGCAAACACTTTATTTGAACCCGTTGTTGTATTTGCAGGAAGAGGTTTGAAATAGTTTTTATTATTTGTAATTGCGTAATCAATACCACTAGAGAATACAGTTGAGTTTAATGATGCGGAAGTGTAAGTTACAATTGGGAATCTAGAAGGAGTTGCCACATTAAATGGAACATCGTATCCAGCATGTCCAAATGGAATCGCGGTTAAAGGATAAGTTCCTTCATCCGCTGCCTGCACTCTTATGTATTTACTTCTATTTGAATAATTACCATTTTCAGTAATCTTTCCATTAGCATCGATTGTAATAGTTCTATCACCGATTCTTCTAGCTATAAAGTTTGGAGAGGTAGGATCTAAATTTAGATTATTGTATTGTTCTAATACACTCTTTCTCTTATCAGTATCAGCATAAGCTCTAATCAATAAAGAGAAAGTTCCAAAATCAGTTCCATTAGATGATTTTATATTACTGATTTGAATTTTAAATCTTGTATTCTCACCTTCGCCATCTGCTAATGTATGTACTTTAAATAAATTGTATCTATTACCATTATATGTTTGAGATAAAATCCAAGGTGTATTTGCTCCACTATATGCAGGTAAATCAGCAGTTCCACTAAAATCTTGTGTGGATGCTGATGCGAAACTTAAAGTAATTTGTGAAAGTGATGCCGCTCCAAAACTAGCACTTAGTGCAGAACCAGCTTCTCTTATATCGAAGAAATTATATGCATATAGTTTCTTTCCGAAAAATGGAGTTTCACCGAATATATCATCAATTGTATTTGAATCTGCTTTAATAACACTAGCACTCACTGCGGTCAATCCTGATCCCGATACTCTAAAAGCTCCATTAACACCACCTTCTAATAAAGGTGCTACATCATTTGAACTTGTAGCTGGTGCCAAAATAGCTATCGATGCCGATGTTGAACCAGAAGAGGCAATTACTTCATAAGCAGTAGTTAATGAATAACCACTTACTCCCGCTACTCTTACTACGGTTACAGCACCTGCATCTCTAAGATAGTTTTGAACCGCATATCCGGTATAATAATCTTTAGGAGTTCCAAAAATAGCCTCATATTCTGCTTGTGTTTGGATTAGGGTTGGTTGGAATGCTGGCCCTTTTTCTGTCGGCCCAACTATCGCCGCACCTATTTGTGATATACCCTGTGGTAAGAAAGAAAGGTCGTTTTCTCTCGTAAAAACACCAGGTGATACAATTTTTTCTGCCATATTAATTCTAATTTAATTTCTTGAGTTAATCTTATAATAAATATTAAAATCCACAACGAAACAACATTTATTCGTCTGTTGGTCTAAATTCTCCGGTTTCCAAATCTATTGTTCCATTACCATAAATTGATTTAAGTTTTTCAAATACTTCGGTTTCTTTCAATTTCAAAGATTCTAAACTCTGGTAATAGGCTAAACTCTCCCCTTCCAATTCGTTGATTTTTACCTGAATCAAACCGATGTTAGCATACAAAGTAGTGTATTCACTTCTGATTTGATTGATTTCTTGTAACTCTTCTTGCGATAACTTTTTAACTTCCATTTTTGTGCGTGTTTATATAATAAAATGTATATGTATAAATATTAGGTTTTTTCACTAACCACATATTTATACCTATTTTCGGAAAATATTTCTGATTATTTTTATCCGTTTCCTGCTGAACCGAATGCCGTTTGTAATCCAGCGAAGTTTAACTTAGCCCTAGCATAGATTGCAGTTCCACTTTTGTAATCGTATGTATTAGAACTATATGAAGATACGTTAGCTAAGACACTTCCAAATCCACTATCTGATGCAATTTGTATTTCATAAGAATAGTTCGCGGTAATTGCAGTTGAACCAGGTGAAGTTACTGCATTATTTGGGGAAAGAGTTAATCTTCTATAAGTTTCACCCCCAATAGTTACGGTTGATACTGATACGGTTGGTGTGGTTGAAATAGAATACCCCGCAAATGAGTTTGCTCCCTTATTATGGGTTACGAATCCATTTACTATGTAAGTATCCACTTCTTCAACGTCTATTGAAACAACCTCTATTGTAGTGTTTTGAACGGTATTTGATACCACATTTACCTCTTCAATACTACCATCTAAATTTACTTTAATAAATCTATCGTTTTCTTGAATTAATCCTAATGGTTTAAATTTGTAAACTTCTTCGTTTATATCAAAAACCATCATAGGGTGTTCACCATTTCCTTTCACCGAACCGCTATCTGTTGTTACAATGTTCCATCTATCCACAAATGTATATGCCACATCTTTAACATATGAATCGACCATTATTCCACCTGCGGTATAATAAGTCCAATCATAAAAGTTAAAATCGGTAAGGGTATCAACATGCGGTGGGTAGTAAGAACGAACTATATCACCCTCTACTAAATCACCCGCTTTCTTTGTCGTTCCATCTGCCATTAAAACATCTTCATCTAAATGTAAACACAATCCACTCGCACCCGCATAATCATCTACATTATAAACAGTCTTATCTTTTACGGTATCATATCCTGTTGCGTGGTCATTAAATGTATCCCTAAATCTTACCGAAAGTGTTCTCGCAGTAGGTGCCGCCAAAGTAGACGAGTTTCCTATTCCATTCGCGGTTACGGTTGGATTATATGGAGGATTTGCTTGAATTGAAAATTCTGCACCTACTGATAAAGACCAAGTAAAGTTATTAGTTACACTACCTATACGGCTTAAAAAACGACTACCTGCATCAGTAAATCCTAATGTAAAAGTTTCACCGGTAGATTCTTTAACGTATGTAAATCCACTTATTGAATCAACCGAATCAATACCGAATTGTGACATTGCTATTGGTCCTGATGTAGTTCCTGCTGCAGAAGATAGTGAACTTGCAGCCGCTGCTGTTGCCACTTTAAGATTTCCTAATGAAAGGGTATTTCCATTTACTCTAGGCATTGTATATATTTAATAATTTTGTTTTCCAATTTGTGCTATCACTAAACTTATTTATGAGTTGCGATTTTAAAGAATTGAACTCTTCAACTTTTTCCTCATAAGATAATTGTATGATACTCTTATAAATATTTACAAATTCTCTTTTACTATCAGCTCTGAATTTATAATTTATATCAACACACCAATCCTCACTTAAAATAGGTAACTTTCCCCAATCCACATTCTGAAATATAGAATACCCAAATGGTTCAGCATTAAAAGCAGAGTGTGAAATTCCCCAATCCATTTCATAATACCTATCACTATATTCGCTCTCAAATTGAATCTTTTTTAACTTCGAAAAATCTAAATCGTATTCCTTTTTCCAAGTTTTTTGAAAAGGTCTTATATTCGTAAACATAAAACCTTCTAATCCATCTAAATAATGTGGATTTTTTCTTACTTCACATCTTGAAGTAAATCCTATTTTATTTGAATTTGATAACTCTTTATTTTGGATAAATTGGTAATAAGATGGTATCGAAACATATCCTTTAAACACATCTTCATGCAATTCATACAATCCTACCCACATTTTATTTTTAGCACCAACTAAAATTTTATTTTCCCATTCCTTCGAATAATGTGGTATCCAACCAAATTGTAAATCCGATAATCCACTTTGAACATAAACTTTAGATAAATCATTATGAATTACATAACTCCATAATTTATCTAAATTTTCTTCTATTAATTCTAATGGTGTATAATGAGCATGTAGAATATTTAATCTTCTACATTCTCTAAATTTTTCTTCAAATATATCTTTATGATTCCCACTTTCATCGTTATACCAATAATGTTCTATCGGTATTTCAAAATTAAAATCAATTGGTTTGTTTCTATAAATAAGTAAAACCGGTTGAGTGTCTAAGTCTTTACTTATTTCACTCAACCAATTATTTACCCAAATATCTACTCCGGTATTGATTTTACCTATTCCTGTGGTAAAATATACATCAAACATTTATTATAAACCTTTTTGTTTCTTCAAATTTTCAATTTCAACTTTCATATCGTTGATTTGAATTTGCTGTTCTTTTATACCTTCAATCAATAAAGCGACTAACTTATCATATTTAACTGCCTTATATCCACTTTCTCTTGTTTGAACTAATTGTGGTAATACTGCTTCAATTTCCTGTGCGATAACACCTACATCATTTCCTTCATAACCATGTTCTATTTTATTTTCCTCTTTCCAATCAAATGTGTTACCACTAATTCTATTAATTTTTTCTAATGGATTTTCAATAGGTTTTATGTTATCTTTAAATCTCTTATCTGAAGATGAATAAGCCACAACATCGTTTGTTGCATCAATTCTACCAGCGGTAGCAGATGCGGCCATCCCAACTCCTAATGAGTTAAACTGAACGTTTGATGAAGTTCCTACTGCTTGTCCAATTGAAATTGTTACGGCACCGGTTCCTGCGCTTACACCAACTCCCGTCCCAGCTACTGCTGAAGTAACACCGGTATTTGTAATTGTTACTGCTCCGGTTGCACCACTTACTGAAATACCTGTTCCGGCAACATTAGAGGTTACACCCGCATTTGATAAAGTTACTGAACTTCCTAATGATACGGCTCCTCCACCACTTAATCCCGTTCCTGCGGTTACAGTCACCGAAGAGTTAGTAAGAGAACCATTACCTATATTTGAAAGTGTATTCGATGCTCCACTAATTGTTTTATTAGTAAGAACTTGTGCCCCAGTCAAAGTAGCAACAGTTGAATCGATTGAAAGAGTTCTTGTTGTAGTTATATCACCCCCTCCTGTCAAACCTGTTCCTGCACTAATAGAAACCGCACTATGGTCAATGTGTCTATTCGCTTCATATCCCGTTGTTGAGTTATGAGCCACTTGTGATGAACCACTAAATGCCCCAATCGCATTACCAATTGTTGCCGCAGTAATCGTTCCACCCAATGATGTTGATTGCCCCGCGATTGTGATTGAGTTATTAGTTAATCCAATTGTAGGAGTTGCTCCCTCACCACTATTGTTTGAAAGAGTTATATTTGTTCCCGCTACCAAACTTGCTACATAATCACCGGTTGTATCACTACCCAATGCTACTGAATTCGCTTGAATTGTCGCAACACCATTTGATGCAATTAAAACGTCACCACTAATTCCAGAGAAAACTTGTGAAGAACCTGATAACACATTATCAGCATTCAATTTAGTTTTTACTCTTGTATCAGTATAGTATTTGTTTGTTACACCTTCAACCAAATCATCAGTATCTACCGATGGTAAAGTTGTTATTTGTGCTGAACCAGAGAATACACCTGTTCCACTTAATATAGTAGCCGCGGTTATACTTCCACCTAATGCAGTTGAATTTCCTGCTATTGTAATCGTATTGTTTGTGATTTGAGTACCATTGATTTGAGAAGAACCTGATACTAATGGTGTTACAGTTGAAACTATTGATCCTGTTATCTCAGTATTTGAATTTATAGAAACTTTTGTTCCGGTATCACTAATATTACTATCTCCTAAATGTTCAGCGTTTACCGATTTTACTAATCTATTTGTGGTAGGATATAATTCTGAACCTAAAGAATCGTATGATTGAGGCCCCATTAACAATACTGAAGAAGTAATTGATGCCCCAGCTACTGCCTGATGAACATATATCCATTGGTCATTTATCGAATCAAATAATAATGAACCAGAAACTTGTGGTGATGACCCACTATCAATTACTGATAATCCACCAAAACGAATAGATGGATTCAATGCATTTACTTTTACAATATTTGTCCCAACATTTAATTCAGATGAACTAATATTTTGAATTGAAGATGAACCTGCAACAACTAAATCTTGTGAAATATATAATGAACCGGTAATTACTTGATTACCCTGAAATATATTACTTCCGGTTGTTGCATAGCTTCCACTTACCCCTTCAATAGAATTTAATCTACTATCTTGCGAAGCATTTGTTACAGCAACTGAACTACTTAATGCATTTGGTATAGCGGCAATAGATGAACTAAATGCTGAATACCCTGTTGTATTTGAAATAGTTACTTGCGAAGAACCACTTATTACACTATCAGCATCTAATTTACTTTTAATAGTAGTGTTGATAGATGATGTGAATGAGTTTAATGAAGCAGTTGAGGTATGAATAGCACTAATATTTGTATTATTAGATGCGGTATATGAATTTAAACTTGCAGTTGAGGTATGAATCGCACTAATGTTTGTATTATTGGATGCGGTATATGAGTTCAACGAAGAAGTTGCAGTAAATAATAAAGTATTTCTACTATCCTGTGATGCAGTATAAGAATTCAAACTTCCACTTGCAGTTTCTAATGCATTAATTCTCAAAGATTGACTATCGTTAGTTCCTGCATTAGAAGAAGTAAATGAATTAAAATCACTTCTTATACTTCCGCTCGCAGTTTCTAATGAACTTAATCTATTATTTTGTGTATTATTATTTGAATCATTAGATGCAGTATAAGTGTTTAAACTTCCCGTTGAAGTTTCCAAAGCATTTAATCTTACATTTTGTGCATTTTGTGCTATTTGTTGAGATGCAGTTGTGCTATTTACACTCGCTGAAAAACTTTCTAATCCATCTAATCTACCATTTTGTGATGTGTTAGTTGTATTGTTAGAAGATGTGTAAGTATTAAATTCATTTGCCAATACTAATCTGTCTTCGTTTCCAACTGCTCCTGCTTTCCAATAATCATTTGTAGTATCCCATAATAAAGAACCTGATGTTGTTGTTCCACCAGTAGCATCTCTTACGATTATACCACCATTTGTAGCACCTGTTCCATTTAGGGAGATTATATTATCTCCTATGTCTACGGTTGTAGAGTTGATTGAAGTAGTTGTTCCCTTAACTAAAAGGTCTCCTTTCAATGTTACTGAAGAACCAGTAAATTCAATTGCATTTGCTACTGATGAAGAAAAAGTTAATAGGCTACTACTAACACTTTCTAATGAACCTAACTTATTATTTTGAGTTGTATTAGTAGCATCGTTTGAAGCAGTATAAGTGTTTAAACTTGCTGTCGTAGCTTCGATTGCAGTTAATCTACTATTTTGAGTATTATTAGTTGTATTATTAGATGCGGTATAAGTGTTTAATGAAGAGGAATAAGTATGGAATGATTGTTCTAAACTTCCACTCTTTGTTTCTAATGAATTTACTCTTCCTATTAAAGAAGCAGTTGTAGTTTGAATACTATCTAATCTACTATTAACCGAAGAACTATATTGTTGAGCATTTCCCAATCCTGCAATTGTCGAACCACTTACTTCACCACTTACTTTAAAATCACCACTAGCATTTGATGTTAGAGTTCCAACAACTGTGTTTGTTCCTGGATTAACAATTTTGATTGAACCAGTTGAGATATAAAGGTCTCTCCACGCTTTTGTTTCACTACCTAAATCAAAAGTGTTTGTAAGCGATGGGATAATAGATGAGCTAAGGTTTGCATTTACCGCAACGGTATCCGAAGTTTGATCACCAATTGTGATGTTACCACCCAACGTTAAATTACCATCGATTTTTGCATTTCCGGTAATGTCCAAAGATGAACCGGAAATTCCTTGTGACGATGAATTTATTAAGAGGGTTATATCACCATTATTACCTCCTATTTGTAAAGTTCCTAATGAGGTATTAACATATGGTTCTCCAAATGCTAATGAACCTGATTTATCTGCTGTTGAACCTCTTCTAAATTTAAGTGCCATCTATTTTTAATTTATTCTTTTTTTATATTATATAAATATCGTTTTTGTAACTATTGATTTAATTATCCAATTGTTTCCAAATACTTCCATTCCAACCATAGAAATGAAAATCAGTTGTGTTAAAATATAACGAACCCGATTGAGGTGATAATGGAGCCGATGAATGATTTGGTAAAGTTATCATCGAACCATTTCCATTAAAATTTAATGAACCTGTTATTGAATAAGAACCTGTTAATTGTTTAGAGTTTTTCCAAAGACTTCCACTTTTTACTAATAAATCACCATACGATGCATCAGTAGAAGTATCTATTACATTATGCAATTCTTCTAGTTCCGCACCATTATCTACTCTAACATATATTGAACCATTGTTTTGTTGCACTCTTAATACCTCACCTAATCTTACACTATGAAATGATGGTGTTGGAACAGTTGTTGTAAAAGCTCCATTTGCTCCTAAATAAATAAGTTGACCGGCAGTCATTCCTTGAGTATCAACTCCTACTAATATACCTTCGGTAATTATCATTCCAAATGCATTATTTGCAATAGTTTCAGTAGCTATTCCTAAAGTATTAGCAGAGGTTAATTCACTATTCCAACTAGCAGTTACAATTAATGGATTATCGCCAACTGAACCTGTAATTCTAACTACCATTCCTTTATCAATTTGATATCCAGATGAGTTTTTACAATAAACATCCGTTTGAGTAGTTCTAAATGAAAATGATGATGTAGGAACTTGTTGAGATGCACTATATGCCTCTAAAACATCTAATCGAGTATCTAATGATCCAGATGTTGTTATATATGATGAAGTAAATGTGTTAAAAGATGAAGTTTGTAAAAATCCTAAATTGACTATTTGTATAGAACCTGATACTACCCCTCCTGCTCCTCCTAAATCATTAATTCTACTATCTACCGAAGAACTGAAATTCATTACGTTTCCAATTCCTACTATACTTCCACTATATCCATTAGATGTAAATAATCCAACTAACGCATCATTTGCTACAATATATACACCATTGTTTGTTGGTAATAATTGAGATGCGCCGGTGCTGTTTGCAATCCAAGTTATTTCTCCTACCGGTGTTCCTACTAAAGGTTCGTTTTGGAAATCTAAAATATAAACTTGTGAACCCGTTTGATGGTCATTTATTGCATTGAAATCGGGTATATTGTAATCATACCCATTATCAGGCAAACCATCATCAAATGCTATATTAGTTAATTCACTACCATCTCCTTTGAAAGCTCCGGTAAAAAATGATGCGGTTATATTATAATCTACTTCTAAATTACTAAGGGATGCATCCGAACCACTTACAATGACTTTTTTCCAATTTGGCATTTAATACTACAATTTGAGATTAGTATCGTTGGAAAAAAAGGGTTGGATAGAATATAAGAATGACACACTATGGTGAGTACCCATTATGAGTCTTTTTAAATAAATCTTCTTCTATCGCGGTTGGTTACAATCTTTACGAATGCCCACTTCCCTTTCGGGCCAACAATATCAACAATAAATATTATAATTATTTTTATTAGATAAAAAAAAACAATAACCTTTTGGTTATTGTTTCTTCTCTAAATATCTCTTTTGTAATTTAAGAATAATACTGTAAATAATTTCTAATTCAGTACCCTTAAATGTTGAGTTTTTAATTAAACTGAAGAGATACTCAAACTCTTCTATTGTTAAATCTACTCCACCACTTTGTTTCGGTTTCTTCGGTTCAACAACTTGTTCTTCTTGTAATCCTTCCTTATTATCTAATTCCGAAGGAGTAACCTTTTGGTTTTTTGTAAAAATTCCCATAACCTAATTTGTATTATTATTAAACGTATATATAAATTTCTCCACTTTCAACTCTTATGTTTCCAACTTTTTGGTATGCTGCTATATCCGATGTAATTACAGATGCTACGAATGCATCGGGTACAAATGATGTTGAATTATGTTCTAATGAACCAGTGAAACCCCATCTTAATGTTGCTGAATCAAATGCGTAAGCAGAACCACTTCCGCCTCCCATATCAACTACTAAACCGGCTTCATCAGGATCAGTTGAACCACTATTTAGGAGTATAAATTTATCTTCTACTGCTAAATTGGTAACATTCAAATAAGTTAAATCACCTGTTACAGTTAAATCTCCACTAACACTTAAGTTACCTGGCATACTTACATTTGCCCCACTTAATGTGATTGCAGTTGCATCAGTACTAGATTTAATATCATTCCCACCTACGGTTAAATCACCAACAACTTTTACATTTTCACCATCTAATGTTAATGCAGTTGCGGTTGATGAACTAATATCATTACCATTTACTTTTATATCCCCCGCAAAAGTAGTTAAAGTATTAGCAGTTAGAGTAATGTTTGTAGCACCAGTTGATGATTTGATATCATTTCCTGTTACAGTTAAATCACCTCTAACTTCAACATTAGTACCGGTTAATTCTATCGCGGTATCAGTTGATGAACTAATAGTATTACCACCAATTGTAATATCACCGGTGATTGAAGGATTATCAACTAAACCAATTGTTAGGGTTTGTCCACTAATTGTAGTATTAATTTCAGTATTAACACCTTGAACAGTTAAGTTTTGTGTTAATAAATCAACTGAACTAAATGTATTATCTGAACCAGTAATTCCTAAAGTGGTTACTAATCCTGTCAAACCACTTCCATCACCCTTAAACGAACCGGTAAACGAACCGGATAATTTTGTTGTCGCTTGGTCTACACCTATTTTATTGTATCCATTTGCACCAACAACTACTGCTAATGATGCCGATACGGTATTTAGTTCTGCTATCGAACCGGATACTATGACTTTTTTCCAAATTGCCATCTTCTTTTATTTACTTTTTATTGGGGTCTATCGTAACACGTATAAATATATAACATTTTCAATTTAACTAAAACCAAGATAAAATTCGTTTGATGAGGAAAAGAATAGTCCTCCTTCTACGGGTGGAATTGTATTCTTTTTTTCCAAAATTAAACTTCCACTTAATATAACATCACCATTTTTAAAAATAGTAGTTTGTTTGTTTACATAATCACCAAACGAATTTCCAATTACTAATTGTGATTCCGAACTTTGTGATGTGCTTAATTTACTAAATATTAATTCACTTCCGCTTACTACTTGTCCAAATATTAATGATGCACTTACCGATCCCGTTACCCAAAGTTTTCCGCTATCATCTAACTTTAATAAATCACTTCCACTATCAAATATTCTGAATGCAGTTGAACCATTACTAACGGATGCAGTTACATCACCACTCGCTATTTGATTTAATTGTAATCCAACTATTCCTGCTGCAGGAATATTAACCAATCCACCTCCATTACCAAAGAAACTACCACTAAATGAACCCGTATAAGAACCGCTGTAATCTTCTAATATATCTAATCGGGCATTTAAAGATGATGATACGGTATTAAACCCTTCACCTCTAGCTCCCTGCGGACCGGCTGCAATTACTTTTACTATTCTAGAACCACCAACTGGTTCAGAAATAACTACGGAATTTGCCTCACTATTTATAATTACTTTATTACTAGCCATTATTAAATTCTAGTTACTTCTTTTTTGTTGGTAATCACACCTTCTAATAATCTGTAAACTTCATCGCCACTATATAATTCTATATCATAATATGCTTCCTCAAATGTAAAATCAGCAGTTGTATCCGCATTCAAATAAACTCCTATTTGACCTTGTCCGGCTGCCGATGCTGTCCCTTCACTTCCAGTTCCAGCACTTCCGGTAAACCATAAATAACTTCCTGTTCTTGCAATTGAAGAAGTTATATCAGTTAATGTTGCGTATAAAGTATTTGAATTATCAGCATAATCAGAACGAATTTGCATTTTCATATTATATCCCTGCAAATCAATAGCTGATCCAGAAGCATCGGTGTATTCGATAGAAAATCGATAAGTCGCTCCCTGCTCTATTGAAAATGAATATTTACCTGCTGCCATTTGAATTAATAAATTATTTAGTGTTTAACTAATATAAATATGAGAAAGAGGATATATTAAATATGATTACTCTCCTGCTTCCAATTTACTAATTCTCTCCTCCAATTTTTCAATTGTATTTTGTTGCTCTTTGATTGCTTCTATTAGGAGTGCAGTAAGTTTATCGTATTTAACAGCCTTGTATCCACTTTCTCTCGTAGTAACCAATTCTGGTACAACCGCTTCAATTTCTTGTGCGATTACACCTACATCATGCCCTTCGTATCCATGTTCAATATTTGGAATCCAATCAAATTCATATCCTCCAATTTGTTTCACTTTTTGGATAGGAGAACCTATTTGAATTATATTAGTTTTAAATCTTTTATCTGATGAAGAGTATGCAACTATATCATTTGTAGCATCTATTCTTCCTGGAGTAGCAGATGCAGCCATCCCAACACCCAATGAATTAAATCTAACATCGGAAGTAGTTAATAGAGATTGATTTATATATGTACCAAATCCTGTGGTAGATGCTAAAGTAATTTGTGATGAACCACTAACCACACTCTCCGCATCTAATCTCGTCTTAATTGTTGTATTAATAGAAGATGTAAATGAATTTAAACTCGCGGTTGCGGTATTGAGAGCAGAAAGATTTGAATTATTAGATGCCGTATATGCATTTAAACTACTTGTTGAAGTATGAATTGCATTAATATTTGTTGTATTAGATGCAGTATAAGAATTCAAACTCGCAGTTGTCGAATGAATCGCATTTAAATTTAAGGTAAATGATGAAGTAAATGTATTCAAACTTGCAGTAGCAGTATGAATAGCATTTATGTTCAATATATTTGATGAAGTATATGCACTCAAATTACTAATTACACCATTGTTTGATGATGTATAAGAATTCAAACTATTCAATGTAGAATTGATTGAATTTATATTAGCTGTATTAGATGCAGTATAAGAATTTAAACTTTCAGTTGTGGAATAAATTGAGTTAATTTTTCCATCATTAGAAGAAGTATATGAATTTAAAGTTCCTCTTAATGATGTTACATCAGCATCCGATGCAAAAACCGCATCCAATGATGAAGTAAATGATTCTAATGCATTTAATCTATTATTTTGTGCGGTATTTGTGGAATCATTAGATGCGGTGTAAGAATTTAAACTACTTGTTGCAGTATAAATTGAACCAATCTTACTATCGTTAGAAGATGTGTATGTGTTCAACGTTCCTCTTAATGAAGTAACATCAGCATCAGTTGCATAAGTTGCATCTAATGATGATGTAAATGATTCTAATGCGCTTAACCTACCATCTGCAGATGATGTATATGAATTTACTGAACTAGTGTGGGTGTGTAAAGAGTGAGTATAACTTTCAAAAGTAAATGCATCTAAAAATCCTGTTCCCGCTACGAAAGTGTTGATTCTAGCATTAAACGATGCGGAAATTTGAGATAATGATGATGTAAGTTGAGATGATGATACAAATAAACTTGCAGTTGCAACATTTAAAGAAGCAGTTGTCGCTTCTAACGAAATTAATCTTCCATTATGAGAAGCGGTTGTTGAATTTACTGATGATGTAAATGAATGTAAAGAACCGGTATATGTTCCAAATTCTACTTCAGATACAAAAACGGTATCCAAAGATGAACTGAAACTTTCTAAATTACCAACTCTTGTGTTAAAAGAAGAACTTGCAACATTGAATGATGAAGTATGTGTATTAAAATCACTTCTAATACTTCCACTTTCAGTTTCTAATGATGTCAATCTTGTATTCGCAGATGATGTATATGCGTTGTAAGTTGTTCTTACGCTACCGCTTTCAACTTCTAATGAGTTTAACCTACTATTTTGAGTTGTATTAGTAGCATCATTTGAAGCAGTATAAGTGTTTAAACTCCCTGTTGAAGTTTCAATTGCATCTAATCTACTATTTTGAGTGGTATTTGTTGTGTTATTAGATGCAGTATAAGAATTTATAGAACTACTGTAAGAATGAAAACTTGCACTTTGTATTTCTAAATTTACTCCTCTACTATTAATAGATGAACTAAAAGTATTATACTGTGTTTCTAAAATTATTCTTTCTTCTGCACCTGCAATACCTGCTATCCAATAATCGTTTGCAGTATCCCAAAGTATAGATCCTGAATTAATTGAACCACCTGATGCATCTCTTATAATTAAGCCACCATTTGATGCAGCACTACCATTAAGTGAAATTATATTATCACCGATATCTACTGTTGTAGAATTTACAGTAGTTGTAACACCCTTAACTAAAAGGTTTCCTTTAATTGTTACCGCAGAACCAGTTAATTCAATTGCATCTTTTAAAGAAGATGTGTAAGAATTTACAGACGATGTAAATGTATTTATTATAGAACCAGTTGCAATAACCGATGCACTAAATGAATTTAGTGATGCGGTTGCAATATGAATACTTTGACTTGCATTATTTAATGGGTCTAATATACTAATTATTTGAGATGAACCTGATATTACTCCGTTTGTTGAGTGTATAGAAGCAGTTACGCCACCCAATACAATTAGAGAACCTGTGATTTCGGCATTATCTTTAACAAAAAGATTATTATCAATTGTTAGAGTTGAATCATATAATCGAGTATCCGTATAAATGTATAAGTTCCTATTGAGAAAATTTTCAACATTGAATATAGGATAATCTGTACCATTTCGCTTGAAATAAGTATAAATTCCAGCTTCCCAAACCTTTACTTTTAATGAATGTTCATCATTAGTAGAATTATTATCATATTTTAATTCTAGATTTACACCATCTGCTTGAGTGTGATCAAAAGTTAAAGAACTGGTTACAGCTCCACTTCCAGTCACAACATTAAATTCACCCGCAGATATTGATAAAGATCCTGTAATTTTTTGATTTCCTATAAAATTGTTACTTCCCGTTGTTGCGTATGAACCACTTACACCTTCTATACTATTTAATCTATTATTGACACTTTGTGTATGAGTATTAATTATTGAATTTATAGTATTTTGAGAGGATGTATATGAATTTAAACTTCCACTAGCAGTTTCTAAATTATTTAATCTATTATTTTGAGTTGTATTAGTAGCATCATTAGAAGCAGTATATGAATACAAACTCGAAGTTGCTCCATTTAAACTTGCCAATGATGAGGAAATATGGGTTACATTTCCTAAATTTTCAATATGAACAATAGATGCACTATTGACAAATAATTTATTCCATTTTTTATTAGAAGCACCAACATCGTAAATACTATCTTGATCTGGTGTTAATGAACCGCTTAAAGTTGCAATAAGATTTACAACATCAGATGTTTGGTCACCAATCTTTATATTACCACTAACAAAAACATTTCCAGCAAAATAAGCGTTAGATGCAGTTAAATCTCCTGTTATGGATAATGAACCCGAGTTTGCCAAAGAACCACTCCATTTAGAAGATGAAGTTTTACCAGTATTTAATTTAACCAAAGTTATTTCTTCACTACCACTAGCACCAAAAACTATACTTTGGCTATCAGCATTTAAGTATGGTTCTCCATACCCTAGTGTCCCTTTAGCACTACTACCACCTCTTCTTATTTGGAAAGTTGCCATTTAATATTTTATTGTTGAATTCTTTTATAAATATATAGGTTAAAAAATTGTAGTATTAAGAATCATATCTCTTATCTTCTTTTTCCAAATCGTTCCCTAAAATCTGATTTCTTTTCGCATCCAATTTATCTTCCAAGTTTGTTGTTAATTTTCCATTTACATCAGTTCCCAATCCACCATTTAATACAACTTCATTACCAACAACCACTTTTCGTATTGTAAATCCTTTTTGAGTTGTAGGTTGATTTTCAAATCTTTTTGGTAATAGGTAAGCATTTACACTTAAAGTGCAGGTTGTTCTGATGATTCTTTCTGCCCCTGCACCAACTTCCTGCTGATTATCGAAATTACCTACCAATACTCTAAACTTATACTTATCATCTTCACCCCAATACAATTCATTTGCATATTGAAATTGCTCAATAATTTTGTTGTTATGTTCGGTGAACCCTGTCCAAAATACTACCTCATAAGTAAGTGTAACATAATTCGGCATTCTTACATCATAGGCTTCAAACCTTTTTTTCAAATCCGGATTGAGCAATGAAAATCTATCATAAGAATGTTTGTGTGAGTATTTTCTTACGGTTGGGTAGGTTAATTTTTGGTCTCTTAAAAATTTTAATGTTTCGTTGTTTTCGATTGAATTTCTTTTAAACATTATAATTGGTAATTGAATTTTACCCAATTTATCTTTTATATACCCATCTTTTTGAGCCGATTTCCATCTTTCCGCATTTCCATAAAGTAGTGGTACATTAATTTGATTACCATTTTGTTCTAATACCGGTATCAAATTTTTTTCCATATAATTGGCAACAATAGTATCGACATCTATTAACGATATTTCTATCATACTAGATTCGTTTTGTTTTACTATCTTTGAAAATTCTTTATCTGCCATTATCTAGTTATTTGTTCTAAATTAATAGTTGCATTTCTGCTAATAAATGTTTCACATATAACTGAAAACTTATTACCACCCTGTCCACCAATCCACTGATCTTCATTTACATTAAACACTTCATAATACGAACCATCCAAATAAACATAATCACCAATTTCAGGATAAAAATCTTTTTCTATTAGAGTATGGCGATTGAATCGGAATCGAGTTGTTCTACTTGCATCCGAACCATATCCTTCATAATTAGCTTCGGTAGCATCCCTTTCTATAACACTATAAGTTTCCATTCCTTTATAGTATCTTTTGTTTAGAGATTCGCCATAAAGATTATATGAGGTTTCCGTCACATTTACTTTGAAAAGAGTTACTAATGTTTCTATCACATCATCAACTAATTCCGATGAAATCTGCTCAAAAAATTTTATATCTCTCGCTGAATTAAAACGTGGCATTTTATCCTATATAAATTGATAATGGAACTTTTTGTAACATTTCTAATTGTTGTTGAGTTTCAGCTGCTTTATTTTCGAATTGAGTTTTTCTACTTACCTCTTCCAAATTTTCTCTTAATTGTGTAATTAGATTTTCTTTTTCCGCAGTTGCCTCCGCCCTAAGTTGCGCACCATCTAAAGTGGTTTCTCCACCCGGTATAGGAATTGTATTATATTTTTCTCTAATCGCACCCAATAACTCTTTAGAAAGTGCTAATGTATATTTTCGTATCCACTGTCTTCCAACATCATTTATTTTTCTATAAGGTATAAAACTATATCTAATGTTTGAATAATCTGAAATTACATTTGGTGTAGTTGTTATTGAATTTTTTTCAAATTCTTTTTTAACATAATACTCAAAGAAGATTTTATGGTCAGCAGTTGGAACAGGAAAAATTTCTAATTTATTATTTACTATATTAAATGTATGCGCCGATTTTCTTATTTGGTCATTAAACTCAATAGCTTGAATTCTTAAAAGGTCTTCATAAAACGGCATCAATACAAATTGAGTTGCAGTTGAAAAAGAACTAAATCCAAATTCTTGTGTAATGTTTAATGTTCCCATACCACTAATGGAATATGGATCAAAGAATCTTGATAATGCGGGTTTAGGTTCGAAATAAACTTTTGTAATTTCTATTCTACTTCCACTTTCATGTGTTTCCGCAAATTCTTTTAAGTCGTAGGATTGGGTATTTGCACTTGCGCTAATTGCTCCTCTTTTTATATCGGTTCTACCACCCACACCGGCCAATGTTCCATACGCATCACTTACTCTTACTATCGTTGGTATAAATGAACCATCTACCAATTGGCCGGTATAATTTGTTGATGTGCTTTGACCGGCTACAATTGATAAGTTATTTCTTATATTAAATTGATTTACCTGCGCAGAGTATTCGGATATACTTTCCTCAAAACACGCATAAAATTGATCATCTATTAATTCAACATCTATAATCGGGTATCCCAATCTCCTCGCACACCAAAGTGCCACTTTTGGAGCATCATCTCCAAATATACTATCATCATCATATATTCCAAAAGGTGTTTGACCACTTTCAAAAGATGATGATCCTGGATAGTTATTTATATTTGAATTTACTGACATCTAATTTATATTTGTGGTTATGCTAAATTAACCAATTTATATTTTGTTGAATATAACAATTTTGCAATATTATCTAATTCGTTTTGAATCCAACTCTCTTGCAACTCATCTATTTCTCTTTCTCTTTTTAGAATAGATATTAACTTATCAAAGTATAAAATTATATTTTCCTTTGTTGCATTATTATCAACTCCATTTACTTGTTTATATTGTATTAAACCAAATTGCCCCTGATACGCTTCTATTAAACCATCAACAAGTGGAACTATTTGAGTATAATAATCTTCTAATGCCATATGAATTGCTAATGAACCCGGACCTGAAACTCTTGTATGAAATTCATGTGCTTGTGTTCTACTGTGTAAAAATATAGAAGCTAAGTTCTCCATTAAGTTTATTATTTAAATTATATCTATAAATATCACTTCTGAATTAAAAAAGAATTTGGAAATATACGAACTCTATTCTCCGAAATTCCCTCTTTTTTTATTAACTCATTCATTGCTTGTAAAACCGATGGGTAAGCATCTATATCATCTCCACCCAAATAACCTCCTACCTTTACTCTACTCCACCAATTTTCCATATCCAATTTTACAATTTCATAGTTATGGTCTCCATCTATGTAAACAAATTTTAGTGATTCCTCATCATACCATTTCCACATCCACCTACTATCCCCTATTTTGAGATTGATATATTCCTCTACACCACATAACCTATAATGGGCTTTTATTAATTCATCAATTGGTATATCTTTCAATTGAGAGGAAAATCGGTATTCGAAAAACGATTTAGGATGGTCACCCCTTCTTACATCCGCATCTATCTGCCAAAGAGAATCTATGGTATCAAAGTTTATCTTTTTACCACTTTCTTTTATTAAGGATGCCATAAAGATTGTTGATTGACCAAAGAATGTTCCTATCTCTACAATAGAATCACCATCTTCCAATTTATCGATTATGATTTTGTATATATCTTCTGCACAACCTATCCAACCTGGCACATCTTCATAGGTTTTGATTTTACCTATTTCGTATTTATCTTTTATTGTATGTAACCTCATAAATTTAAATATAAAAAACACAAAAAAAGGGAGAGTATCTCTACTCCCCCCTCTTTATTTACTCTACGCTATGTTAGAATTTAGTTACTGAATCCGAAGATTACAAGTTAGCTAAGTCTTTTACATAGATTTTTCCGTAAAATTCTGGACGCACGATCTTCTTAGCGTAACGAGTCATCACACCTCTACGCGGAGTAAAGTTGTCTGGATCGTACACTAATGGAGTCATAATCAACGGCACATATGGTGCGTAAACTGCTCCTGTCTCCAAGAAGTTAGAACCTTTGAATCCTAATAAAATTTGATTAGAAGTCATGTATGGGTTCTTATAAACAGTGTATCTGTTAGAGATTGAACCTACTACTGATACTCCAGCAGCAAATTGCAATGAATCTTTCTCAGCGTTCACGTGGAATCCTGGAATTGATTCTAAAATTGTAGCTACGTCAGGAGAACATACAACGAAGTTTGCTCCACCTCTCATAGTCAATTGGTGAATCTTATTAGATACTTTGTTTAATTTAATACCCAAAGTCTGGAACCAAGTATTCTTTTGGTATGCATTTGATGCACCACCTGTATTTACCCAAGCACCATTTACATACTCTTCACCCACAGTTGTTGACCATTGGTCAGTTGTTAATGCATTTGCTTGTAACATATCTAAAATTTCTAAATCGATTTCTAATGAAATGTATTCAGATAACATAGAAGTTAATTCAGCTTCAGCATCAATTGAGTGATAAGCATTTAAGTCTTGTGCCAATTCTGGAGTCCATACTGCTTTCAACTTACGAGTCTTAGCAACGATAGATTCACTCTTTAATTCCAAATCAACTTCTGGAATGTTCAAGTTAGTTCCACCATCTGGTCCACCTGTGATAGGATTTCTGTCTTCAAAATCACCTCTATCATAAGCAACAGGTTGTTCTTGGAATTTAACTGTTGTTAATGTAGTATCATGTGCTCCTGAAGCAAATAAAATAATGTTATCTCCAGCATAATCATGCTTTGCGAAAGCAGGATATAATTGATTAACATTAGTATCAGTTACAGAAATTAATTTAACTGCTTCAACATCAACGTTAGTTAAAGCTGATGCAGCGATAGTGATTTTCTTAAATACGTTAGGAGTAGCAGCAATTGAAGCAGATAAAGAGTTATCAAACCCAAAATCAGCCCATGATGCAGTAGTAAACGTAGCAGCTACACTTGATGCAGATGAAGTTCCTGGTAAGCTATATCCGTATTGACCTTCGCCATACAAACCACCAGATGCTGCATCAGTTCTACCGAACTTAGCACCAGTTCCACCATATAAAGAATCAGTAGTAGCTTTACCAGATTTTGCAGTACCATATTTGAAATCCATAAAGAAAATCAAACCTGAAGGTAAGTTCATTGGTTGAACTGAAACGAATTCTTTCGCTGCAATCTCACCAAAGATTCTTCTTACTAACGGTAAAGCCACACCACTCCACTCTTCAGAGCCTGCGTTTGCACTTGTAGCAGTAGCTTCACTTAATAATTGTTGTGCTTGGTTTTCTAAAAGCACTGCCATTGAATGTTGGTCTCTATCCTTTAAGCCTTCTAACAAACCGGTTTTCTCCCATTTTGTTCTTAGACCTCTTGTTTGCTCCAACATCACGGCCTGAGGATTTTTCGCCTCTAATAATGATTTAACATTAAAATTTGCCATTTTGTTTTTTATTTTTTAATTAATTTTTAATTACCAATTATTTGATAATACCAGCTAATTTTTTAAATCTGTCTGCTGCAGAATTATCTTCAGCGATAATTTGTTTTGCAGGTGCAGTAGATTGTGCTGGCTTTGATGCGTAACTTTCAGTAAGTTTAGTTGTAGTTTTTCTAGTTGCAGTTGAACCAATTTTAAATGATTCTGCAATTGTAGTGTAAACTAATTTCACTTCTCTTACATTCTTTGTTCTGTCTAAAGTTTCAACAACCTTAGTCTTTTGTTCGTTTGTTAAGTTATATCCTCTGAACAATTTGTTCACATATAATAACTTAGCGTTTAGAAGATTTACTTCGTTGATAGTTTTCTTCAAAGAAGAGATTACTTTGTACGCTTCACCTAATTCAGCTTCTTTTGCAGCTAATTCAGCAGAATGGTCTTCACCATCTTCTTCTTCAGTTACAGGAGCTTCCTCTTCAGCTTCATCTCCGTATCCCATTTCTCTTAAGATTTCATCTAAATCGATTTCCTCTTCTTCTTCAACTGGTGCTTCTACTTCAGCTTCTTCTGCTGCCGCTGGAGCCTCTTCTTCGTGCTCTTCTTCAGCAACAGGAGCTTCTTCATCAGCTTCTGCTTCCAATTCTTTGATGATTTCTTCGATGTCTAATTCATCTTCATCACCTTCTTCTTCGTTCATTGCTGAACCAGGAGTTGCCCCTGTTACGTCTTCTTCTTCTTCTTCACCTTCGGTGATACCTGCTACCTTTTCAGCGTTTTCATCTTCTGAACCAACTTCTGCAGAAATTTTATCAACATCTGCTGCCGATAAATCATCTGTTTGTGCTGCTGAAGTGAAAACCGCTGCTGCTGGCATTTTAGTACCATCGCCTGTTCCGATTTCTGAAGATACTGCGTTCTCTTGAGTCATTTCTTCTTCTTCTTTCTCTTCTTCGCCTTCTAATTCTTCTTGTAATTTTCTAGAAAGCATAGATTGAAGTTTAGGAGTGAATGCTTCTTCAAGAGCGATTTTTGCATTAGCTAAAGCAGTTTCTCTAACGGCCTTTGCGTCTGCAATTGCTTCTTTTAACAATTTGCTATTCATCTTAAATTTGTGAATTTGCTTGGACTAATGAAAGTGTGTCCAAATGATATTACTTGATTATAGGGTGACCTCATATAAAAAAGTGATGAGGTATTCGAATCAATTATATATAAATATAATAAAACTTTGGAAAAAACAAATTTAAATTAAAAATTATTTAAATATTTATTTTTTTTAATTGCTTTTTCTTTTTCCAATCTTTTTCGAACTGAGGGTTTTAAGTATTCTGCCCTATCTCTTAATTCTTTTACTATCCCTAATTTAAAGGATTTATTTTTGAAAAGTTTTAATGCTCTTTCAAAATTTTTTTGTTGTTCATCTGAACTAGAACCTCTTGCTATTTTAATTTCAATTCTTACTGGCATACTAACCCAACTCTTCTATTATTTCTCTTATTAAATGTTGAGACTTACACCATTCGCCACAAACATCAGTTCCTATTCCTTCATTTAGTTGAACTTTAACTGATTCGTTTAGTGATTCCATAAATGCACCTTGTGTAGATGGGTTGGATACAAAATCCCATCCTATTAATTCAAAATCTTCTCCAACTTTTACTTTGTTTCCTCCCATAGATTCTACTGAACCCATTCCTCTTGATGATATACCTAAACGAATACCCGCTCTTAAAAGTTCTTTAAGGATGTTTCCAGATGGGGTTGGTAGTATTTCTACTACACCTACTACATCATCACCATTCCAAGAACACTCTCTAATGTTATGTGATACATTTTTAAGAGATACAACTGAGGATTCAGGATGGTCTAATTCCCCTAACGCTCTTTTTTCAGTAATTAATTGTTGGTATTTCTTTACTTCTCTTTCCAATATTTCTTTTGGATACACTCTACCATTTTGGTTCTGAGCATCGGCTCTTTGTAATACACCTTTAACCAAAACTACTCCATTTTCGTCTTCGTTAATCTTTCCCTCAAATAAGTGTGTTTCTATTAAAAGTGATTTCATTCGTTTTGATTTATTTTAATAATCCAATTGCCATATCCTTAACTTCTCTTTCTGCTCCGGCTGCATATTTCTTATTACAAATTGCAATCGTATTTCCAGGTACAGGAATCATATACATCGGAATCATTTCGGTTACGAAAGTATATTTAATACCAGCTTTTTTTAATTCAGCTCCAACTCCCATAAATGAAGATGCTGCGGTTGCCGCTGCTTCAACTTTATCTAAATCTGCATCATATTTTCCTTCTGCAATTGTTCCTTCGTTTGGATATGCTTTATCAACTGCATTAAAGAATTCTTTCTTTTTTTCATCTGAATCTAATTCAGCAGGTGAATTGATTCCAAATTTATCCATCACACCTTTGAAAACCTTTTGGTATTGAGTCATTTCTTCCTCAGTCATTTCCATTTTGGTTCTCAATTTATTTACAGATGCCGCCAAATTCATTTTATCTAATCCGATTGCATCAATAACTCTAGCTATAATTTGTAATTTTTGTTGGTTGTTCATCTTAACACCTTGCATCTTATCAGTTGCCTGGTCTAATTTTGATGCTACCGATGTTGGAATGTTAGCAGTATTCACATCAGATGCTGCTTCTTTATGAATTTCTTTTAATCTTTCAGATACCCCACTCCACGCTTTTTCAACTTTATTAAAAAAGTCTTTCTTTTCATCATCGGATTTGAAATCAGCGGGTGAATCTACACCATGCTTTTTAAGCATTGACTGGAAAAAGGATTGATAATCTTTTTCTTCTTGAAGAACTTCACCAACTAATGCTTTTAATTGTTCCTTAGTTATTTTCATACAAATTACTTTTTAAGATAGGTCACATTTTTACCAATTTTCGATAACCTCTCTCTTATTCTATAAATATGGTGATTAGTTCTTTTCCAAAAATTTTCACCTTTCATAGCATTTTCTTTTTTAATCTTACCATACCATTCTAAAAATTTTTCAATTTCGTCCAATTTTCGGCGAGTTTCTCTAATACCTAATCCTATTTTTTGGTTAGGTGTAAGAGTATTATCTAATCTTAATTTATGGAATCGATTTTCAGTAAGAGATGAATAACCAGTCAATGCGGCCATTCTTTTTACATAATCAGATGTATGTTTGCCATCTTTAGCAAATGCACGAGGAGTATCATATCCCGCAACATCACCTGTCGTTGTTACTTCTTTTTTTAACTCTTCCTCTTCTTCTTTTAATTCGGAAAGTATTTCTTTAATCTTATTTTTTAACGCTTCTAGCTGATTTGACATTTCTAATTTCCTTTAGTAATTCGTATGTAAGCATTAAAACTGAAACTTGTTTCTCACTATTTTCTTTCAAAAAGTTATCAGATTTAAATAACTTAACCATTTCCGTTATTTTAATTTTAGTTACTTTATCGGTAATGTCTTTGGATTCCGAAATCAAAGAAGTTAATACCTTCTTTGCCTCTTCACTAATAAATTTGGAGAATGTGGAAGTATTAGAAACATTATTAATAAATTCTCTTAAAAGACCTTTTTGAGAATCATCTAAATTTGAATATTTTGAGTTGAAATTTTCAATTAATAACTTATAAGTTAGTAATCTTAAATCTTCGGATTGTTTTTTAAACTCTTCGTATAACTTATCCTGAGGTTTGTTTGAAAGTTTTTTAGTAGTAATGTGCTCTAAAATAGTATTGTTAGAATCGATAAAATCTCTAATTTCTACTTTTCTACCGTGTATTTTACTTTCAAATATTTTGTAAATGGAAGCCAATAACTTATAGTTTTGTAAATTAGATGAAAGGAACTTTTCTAACTCATAAGATTCCTTAATCGTTCTAATAAGATTATACTTCTCCTTTGCAAGTTTTGATTCATCTAATTTCTTTCTCTCTTCTACCACTTCTGATAAAAAGAGTTTAGCATCATCTGAATTAGAGAATTTCTCTTTTGTTATCCAATTATATAATTTTAATTCTTTTGCTAACTCTCTTTTGGAATTAAAGAATTCTTTAATAATTTTTTCCGACAGGTTTTTATTTGTGTTGGATAACACCTCTTGTGTGATTTGTTTTACCAACAATTCAAATAAAATAGCTGTATTTTTAAACTTTGAGTGTTTAACTTTCATTACAAACGTCTGTTTTACAATTATATATGTAAATATTTACATAATATAAATATCAAATAACTTAGGATTACTTAAAATTTATATGTCTGTCAATATATTTTTATCATCTAATAAAGAACCGCTATCATCATTTGATATATCGGTATCCTCATTAATCATCTTTTTACTATTATTTTTATCGTAACGTGATTGTATTTTTTTCCTAATTGTATCTTTTATAAACTTTTCCTTTTCAGATACATTTTTTAGTTTAGATACCAATCTTTCTTTTCGTGTTTCTCTTCCGAAGTTTCTCGTAATGTCATCTTTACCCAATGGGTCTCTACCAAATGCATTATCATCAGTTCCTCTATCTCCAGCCTCTGCCGGTCTTCCACCTTTTTTACCATTCTCCGCACTTGTTTCAGCCTTATCCTTTATTACGGGTTCTCCCTCCTGCACCGGTTGTTCTTCTTGTTGAGGTTCTTCTTGTGGTTGTCCCGGTTGAGGTTGTTGTGGTTGAGCCTGTTCCTCTTCGTATGGATCAACTCCCTCATTTTCTATTTTGTTTAATCTATTCAAATCAAATGTATCAGTTACAACATCTTCTTTGTTTAAATCAATTTCTTCATCAGATAATTTGAATATGTTTTTATAAATCCAATCGTTAGAAATCATTTTTAAGGCCTTCATATCAGTTGCCAATCTAACTTTCTCCGTCCATAAGTTTATTTTCTCTTGCTCATAGATTGTAGATGGATTAGTTAATTCTAATTGGAAATCAACTACATCTCCCCCTTCAAATCCATTTGCAATAAGGTGAGCAATTGCAACTTGTGTTAATTCCGATACTACAACTCTTTGAATTCTCTCAATCGTTCTAGCAAATCGTATATCCTCCGCCGCCAAAGTTGCTTTACCATTTATATCCTCTTCATATCCTAAGAACGCCTTTGGAACTTTTAAGGCTGCAAATAATTTTGCTTTTAAGTAATCTATATCTTCTATCGCAGAATAATTTAGACCATTAAGGGTATCAATTTGAGTTCCACTATCTCCACCTCTCACCGGCATAAAAAAATCTTCGGTGATGTTCATCATATTATATTTAAGATTATAATCCCCCGTCTTCTGATCTTGGAATGGGGTTTTCTTAATCTTATTTATAATTTTTTGCATATAGTTATCTACCTCTTGCGGTGGTATATTACCTATATCGATTTTGAATATTCTTTTTTCAGGTGCTCTCATAATACGATGTATCATCATCGCATCTTCCATTAGGGTAATTTGTTTCCACAATCTTCTTGCATTCTCAATCATAGATTTACCATAAGGTAAATAATTGGTATCGGAATACAAACGGAAATGAGCCATCTCATAGTTATCGTATTCCTTTTTACCTAAATAATCAGGATCGACTGTGAATTTAATACCCGCTTCATGTCTATTGATTCTAGATGGATCGTGTGGATTTTCGGTTCTCTGTGTATGATATACCGATTGTGGGAATACATTAACAACTCCCTCTCCCTCTACTATTTCCAAAGTTAAAAATTGGTCACCGTATTTTGCTAAGTTTCTAACCCACGGCCATAGATTAAATTCTATGTTCATTATATCATAGAATAGATTATGTAAAACTTCCTTAACATTTTGGTTTGAAGTTTTAATAGTCAATACATCTCCAAATTCATTTTTAGTTGTTGATTCATCGGCGTATATATCTAATGCCGATGCTATAATCGGGTCTTGATCCATTGCATCGTAATCCAAAAACAACTCTCTTCTGATTGTTTGGTATGAGAGTTGAGATTGTAATGCATTGTATTGGTAGCCAGTTTGTAGTTTATAGAATCTATCCTTAACCGTTTTTAGATTCGATAAAGCCTGACTATTTTCAGTATCAACAACTTTCGTTTTTCCATCTTCTCTTCTAACAATAACATTAGTAGAGAACAATTTTCTCATTCTTTCGAAAAACGAATTATTATTTTTTTCTGCCATTTTATTTGTTTTCTATAATTCTGATAATCAAATTACCATTTCCTTTAATTACTCTATGAAACTTATGATTTTTTATTTCAATTTGTTTCCCTTCTATCAAATCAATTGGTAATTCATTATCTAATTGAATTTTCCAATTTTTTCCTCCTAAAACTAAAAGGGTTCTATCCCACTCATCCTGATGCCACAATAACTCCCTTTCATCTATATCTCCTTTAAATAACCTATATCTTTTGTTTTCGTTTATGAATACATCTATATACTTTTCCTCCATATCAAATCTATGAATAATTATTCAAATTTCCAACTATTCTTACCAATATCTATAAGCCGGTTCTGATAAACCCAACTGCTTAGCATACTTTGGTAGATTACACGCCCACCATCTTGCGGAGGTTTTATCCTTTTCGGTATCACAATTGTGTCTCGCCGCAAAAGCCTTACTCGCTTCCAAATCGTTTATCTTCACTTTAAGACCGGTTGTATCTCCCCAAGCTACTTTCTTTACACTATCACCATCTTTAACATAAACGTAGAACTTTTTAGGCCCACCTTTTTTAGGCTCATTTAATTCAACCTCTTTTCCCTGATGTTCAGCTTCTAAAATAGGAAAATCTAACCATACTTCCTTACCTTCATAAATTCCCTTTTCACCTAAATCAGTTTCTTTTACAAACCACTTATCTTGTGCATTTTCTAAAACTAACTTATTCTCATTAAATAGTTCTCTTGCACTTCTAAACATTTCAAAATACTTAGTCGAACCGTATCTATAAATGGATTCGTGAATAGGAGTCCCCACTTTTTGGTGGTATCTTAACCCTTCATTTATTGTTTCTATATTTTCTGCTATAATTTTCATACATATAAATATTAGAGTAACCATCTTATATCTTCATTTCCATCGCCAATATTCATTTCATATGGATTTCCTCTCATTCTTTCGTTTGCTGAACCCATAGAAAAACCTGTTGTAGAAATAGAATTGATGGCAACTTTTGCTAAATCCATTCTCTCTTGTCTTAAACGAAGTGCGGTATCCCTCACCCATAACCCAATTGAGAATGCCATAACTAAGTCATCGTTGTAACCCCTCATTGCTTCCGCTCTATTCGTCAGCCATATAAAAGTAAAGAGCTCATCAATCAATCTTAAGGACTGAACCACAACCTCTTTATTTCTGAAGTATTCATCTAATTTGGAAATAATTAAAGGTCGAGTTTTAGCAGATGTTGTAAATCCAGCTACCTGCCTTCTTTCTTCCGCATTAAATTTATTTGTATATTGTTTCTCTATATCAATATATTTGTAATCCTGAGTTTGGTAATAAAGGTTTTGGTAATTTCTGTCGATTACCTGTTGAATTACCGCCCACCCAATATTTGCATTCTCTATTACTAAAAGTGCATTATTCCAATCGGTAGCCACGCTAACTAAAAAATTACCGAAATCTTTAGTTTCCATTTTACCCCTATATTCTGCCACCTGCACATTATTCACAACATCAAAGACATGAAATGTGGAATAATCCGAACCATCGCCTCTCGCCACGTCGGCTACAACCATATATGATTTTTGATAATCTGGATACTCCCATTTCCAATAGTTTCCATCGAATCCACTTTTTTCTATCGGGTCTTTAACAAATGTTTCCTTATACCACATCAACAATTCGGGTGCAATAACGGTATCACCAGAAGAAATGAAGTCGCAATCACACTCTTGTGCCGCTAACTTTTCTCCTAATACTTTTGTTTGTTCATCTCTCCACCTTTGGTCTCTCTCAGGATGAACCGTCCAATGCAAATAGATTGGATTAAATTCATTTGTTCCTTCTTCTGCTCCCACCCATTGTTGGTGAAACCAGTTACCCACACCATTTGGAGTAGATAATGCTATACAACTACCACCGGTTGATAGGGCGGGAGTTGCAGATGCCCAAATTTCATTAATATCTGGAACGAATGCCGCTTCATCGACTACTAAAAGTGATAGGGCTTCAGAACGACCTGCATCAGGTGAAGATGGGATAGCTTTTACTTGCGAACCATTTACTAATCGTAGTGAAAGTTTGTTATCTTCCTGTGTTGCAACTTTTAACCAACTAGGTAAGTTATCATACATAACTCTTACCTTCGTAACGAGATTTTTAGCAACCTCTTGCTTAATAGCGATTACCAACACATTATAATCCTGATTAAAAATCATTTTCCACAAAGAATACCCTGCTGTCAAAGTGGATATACCTGTCTGACGTGATTTTAAAACTAAATTATATCGATGGTCTTTAAATTGTAGTAACGTCTTTTCTTGATAGGGAAACAACTCAAAACGTAGCTTTCCTTTTGTAGGATGTTGAATCTTACAGTATTTGCGCATAAAATATACCGGATCTCCGGCACATTTTTTGTATTCTTCTCTGATTACATCTTTTAATGATAATCCTTTATCTTGCATCAAATAATCTATTTAGAATTGGGTTATCTAAATTTTTTAGTTTAGATTCATAAATAACTATATCTTCTTCCAATTCTTTTAATCCCTTTTCGATATTTTGAATTTCTAATTCCATATCCGCTTTCATCTCATCCATCGGTTTTGGTAGATGCCAAATCTCAATTCTACCATCTTCCAAAATTTGTTCATAGTGTGGTTTTAATTCCTTGATACCATCTTCGATTTGAGATTTCGCTTCGGTGGCCTGAGCGACGGCTCTTCTAAATAATCTAAAGTTTTTATACTCTTCAAATATACCCAATTTTTGGGCCTCACTATCCATTTCAACATTACAATCAATACAATAGCCAGATTCTTTAATCAGAATTTTATCATTTGCACCATACTTTTGTTTTTGACAATTTGAATTGGCACATTCTTCTTTCTTTCTTAAAAACTCTCTAATTGATTGAAATACCTCGTGATTTTTTCCGGTTTTCAGAACATATCCCTCTTTTTGTTCGTATTGATATGTTTCATCTTCCCATTTTTCCCCAACCTCTCTTTTTACATTTGGGTTGGATTTTTCATATCCGAATGATTTGGAAGGGTCTTCACCTCTAAATACATAATCCACCAATTCGCGGCGGGTTTTATGCATTAAATCTTTTCTAAATTCTTTTTTTGCCATAACCTTTATATATGTATATATATTGAAAAATTCCCTTTAAGATATTTTTTTAACCTCTATCTTTATTTTTGGAGTATATCCATCTGGTAAATTTACCTTTATACCCTCAAATGATTCCACTTTATTTTCAAAATAAGATAATTGAAAAATTTTATCAGTAAGGTTTAATACTAATTGGGATGAAGTACTCATTTTTTTAGTATCCCTCTTCATATTCAATGGGGAGTCATCCTTATAAAAATTCTTTCTCATTAAAGGCGCAATCAGATTCCAATCCTCTGCTTTATCCATTTGCTTTTCAGCACTTAATTTTCTTACGATTGAACTTTTATAATCAGGCCCATCGGTGTATCCTGCATCAGTATAATAGTGTCCATGATTAGTTCTAACCATAGGGTGTTCTCTATTTATCAAATTTATTTTAGGATTATGTTTGGAAGTAGTTTCTACTGAGATAGTATTTTTAGGTGAACTTATGAATGTATGACCTTTAATACCACCTTCATATTGAACTGCATATCTTATAGCTTCTTTTAAATTAGAAGAACCCAATGCTTTCCTTATTTTAGCACCATCCTTTGATGGTTTACCTTTTTTCTTTACTATCTTTTTTTCTTCCTCATCAAATCCAACCATAAGAGCAGTATTCACAATACCTATCCCATGTTCGTTCATTCCTTCACTCCAATCGGTTATTATATCATGTAAATAAACTACTTCTACTCCATCGATTAGAGTATGAATAACTTCTAATTGGGGATTGTAAGCTCTATCTCTATTTTTAGCCAATATAAATTTATCACCAATTTCTTTGGAAACAATTATACATTCACCCAACATTATTTTATCAAATAAATTATTCATTTATGGTCATTTCCTATATAAATATTTTAATTCGAAACAATTATTCAAAAACCAAATGTTTATTGAAACTATTTTTTAAAATTTCATTAAATTTTACCTCATTATATTTCACATCAAACAAAAAAGCTACTCTGGTAGTATTTCCATTGTTTATTACTTTGTGCTCAATTCGTTGTGAATCAAACCAATGAACAACCCCATCTTCAAACTTTATCTGATGTTCAACCTCATTTAATTTAAAATGGTTTATACATTCAGCATTTGAAATTACCGGCATTATGAATCTTCTATATTCATGTCCACCATCTTTGTGCCAAAAAAGTCCTCCATCAGGCTGCGCGAAGAAAAGAAAAATGTTATCAAACTCAACCCCGCTAAAAATAGGTAAAACCTCATTATGAAAGTATTTTAATCTACTAAACCTACTTACATCGGTATCGAAACTTTCCATTTTTAAATTATCGTTGGAAACTGATGATGTATCATAATAACGATTTATTTCGCCTAATAATTCATCACTATCAAATGTTAATTTAGATTTATATAACTCCATTATCTACTAAATGTAAAGATTCCTAAAATTTGGTTTAATGGTGCAAATGCCCCTGTCAATTTAAAAGTGTTTCCTTTGTAAGTAAATACAATACCTTCATTTGGAACTATCTTATCAAATCCTCCCAACGCTTCAATTCTTGCCAACTCAATTCCTAATTTATCCAAATTCTTAGCATCCCCGGTAGCTCTAATTGAATTAATAGCGGTTTCCAATCTACCTACCATTTGTTGTTTAGCCGCATCAGGATTTACCGTCAATAC